TCAAGATAAAGGTACTGTTTATTACGATTGGGAAAAGTATTGCGATGACCAATATGACAAAGTCAGGATTCCTTTTAAAAACATCATGGATGCAGTTGGTTGGACATGGCAGCTAAATCCTGGGGAATACAGGCCTGATGTTGAAAGTTAATAAGGGGAAATGCATTCTGGCATATAACCCATGCGTGAGCTTTTATGATGCATGGGCTATAAGCTATGGAGATGAATGCCTTTCCTGCATGGAAAAGTTTTTTAAATCTGAGGATAATAGTTTTGAATATTATTGGAATAAAATCATGAGTGACATCAATTATGGACAATTGAAAAGCGCTCACTTTATTCTTTGCTTGCTTATTGAGCAAAAGCGAAATAATAAAGCATGACAAGCATTAATTGGGTTGGAGAAATTTTAGACACGTTAGTAAGTTTATCCAGTAAATACGGCAGATGGTTAAATGTTAAAGGGAGAAGACTTAGCTTTGCCATTTGGACAATCTGTTGTATTTACTGGTCAATCAGGAATTTTAAATTGGACTTATATTCTCAAGCCCTATTTTGTCTCTTTTCTGTTGGTATTAATATTTATGGTTACTTCCATTGGAAAAATAAAGGTATTGGGCAATAATGAAGGCTAATGAAGAGTGTGAGTGGACATCAGGTTGCAACTATCTATGTAAAGATTTCTCAAATGCATGGCCTGTTTCATGCTTTAAATGCATGGAAATCTTTATATATGAAGGAGACCACGATTTTGAATATTATTGGGGTAAAATAAAATCAGATTTTTCTAGATCTCTTTATAAAGATGCTCATTTTATTCTTCGAAAACTTATTGAAAGAGAAAGAAACAAATGATAGCATGAAGGGTAATTTTACGTAAAATTCAAGGAGAATAGTATGAAAAGTTTTCAAGGTCACCAGGGAGATGTTTTCTTCCAAGACGTAACCCATGACAGCCATTTTTTAGACTTTATGGCTGGCGGATTGGGCGGATTAGAATTAGTAAAGCCAGATGAGGATGGGCAAACCACGATCGTAAAGGGGGAAGCCACCCATCACCATCATCGGGCGCAATGTACTACCTATGAAGCTGCTAACATGGGTAATTTTCAAGCATTTATTTGTGATGCTAACGAAGATGTTCATTTAGAGCATTATCATATGACTAAGAAGAAGCCGACGGGTGAACATAGCGTTGTGCCGTGGAAGAAAGCTAAGTACCTTGTTAGAACCCAACAACAAGCGGACTTAGAGGGTAATTTGTTTCCGGTCACTGATTAATTTTTAGACACTAACCGCTGTTATTAGATAGGTAATAGCGGCGGTTAATGTTTTGGTGCTTTATGTCTTCTGATTTAAATAATCAACAAAAGAATGAAAATCAAATCATTAAAGATTTATCTGCTGCTCAACGAGAAGAGATAGTTAAAGCGACAATGAGGTTTTCTTTTGGTAGTTCTAATTTTCCGGGGGCTTCGTTTAGACCTGGCTTAGCAGCTATTTTTGGCAGAATTGGCATTGGCATTGGCAGAAGAAGAAAACGAAAACCAGGAGAAGTAGATTTTAATTTTGGTCACGGACATCCTTTAAACAGCGAAAGTTACAAAGAATTAAAAGATAAAATTAAAGATAAAATTTTTGCTGAAATTCAAAGGCCAACGCTTATTAGATGGTTTAAGAAAATATTATGCAAAGCAAAGAAAATCCTATAGTTTTTGATAGAATTATAGCTTCTGATATTGATGTGCGTTTTAAATTTTATTTTATTTCCCAAAATGAGTCAGCAGATATTGGCAGGTACTTTAATCTTGAAGGGTATTTATGGTCTGATTTTAACAGCTGGAAAGAGCTTAAAGATAGAATCATTCAAGAAGTTCTTAAGAAAAATGCAAAGTAAAAAGCATCCCATAATGTATGATGAGTATGATGAGGTTATATTATTTTTTACTGGAACATTCTTTTATTTTGTCTCCTCGCAAAAAAATCTGTCAGATAATTATAAGTATATTTGCATTGAAGGACATTTTCTGTCTGATTTTAAAGATTGGAAAGAATTTAAAGACAGAATCATACATTTTTATAAGATTTACCGCTTAAAAATGATAAGAAAAATGTTGTTTTATCAGCTGTCTTTTGTTTATTTTTGCGCAGGTTACTGAAATGAAAATTGAAGAAAAGCCATATTTTATAGACAGAATGAATATGTGGTCATCAGGGACAATTATTTTTCTCTGTTCGCAAAATATGTCAGACTATCTTTTATATGCATCCCACGATGTAAAAGAATTCCCTCTTGAATATATATTCAACGATCTTAAATCGCTAAAAAATAAAATCTTAAACAATTATATTCAAAAAATTAACCATGAAAAATGAAGAATTTTATAACGTAAATAGAGTGACTTTATTTTCTACAAGATTTATTTTTTACGGCGACGTAGACGGCAACGTATTTCATCGCACCAATCTGCCGTTTAGCCATCCTTTTGGCGACTTTTGTGGCACTTTTAAATCAATAAAGGATAGAATAGTAAAAGAAATGCTAACGCGGAATAACCTCAATCCTTGAAGTATAAACAATCGAAGAGGAATCAGAAGAATAATTCTGCTCGATAACCACGGGAGTTTGCCCGTATAACTTTGTTTGAGTGAAAGGCTTATTTTTATGACAGCCTGAAATTAAAATACAAAAAAATATCAACAAAATAAGCCTTTTCATGCTTTATCCTCATTCAGTATAAGGTGGTGGTGGATTTTGAACGTTATTTCGATTGTTTAATCGAGCATTAACGCGGTTACTGGTCTTACTGGTATTGTTGGTAACGTTTTGGTTTGATGTATTTTTGCCAGGGAAATTTAAGTTTAACTTAGGCCCTCCGGTTGGGACTGGCGCAGACAAGTTAATATTTTGGCTGTCATCGGCATCATGGGATTGCCTTACATCAATAGGGACAATCAAATGCTGATTGACGCGATGGTATTCTGGGCCGTTATGAATATGTTGCGGTGCTTTTTTACAGCCAGACACCAAACCTAGCGAAGTTAATAAAAGGACTGCTGTTTTATTAATTGTCATTTTCATCTCCTTTGGGTTTACGTTTTTAATAATTTTATCCATTAAAGTTAACTGGGCCGAAAAACTGCACATAAACGGTAGTAAAATCCGTTAAGGTGCTTGTCATGTTATAGGTAGTAACCTGGCAAGTGGCAGCATCCGTAATGGTTAGGGGGCCTATAATACCAAGTGCTCCCGATACTCCACCATTAACACCATAACTATCGATTGTAAACCCCGTTGCAAAAACTATTTCATACGTTCCAACTCCTGTTCTGGTAACGGACGTAATATTTGAATCCTGTATAATTGCCCCAGTATCTCCTGCAAAAACCACCCAAGCGTTTGGGATGGTAGCTGCTGTTATCCCACGGGAGGCAACCGTTGAGCTAAAGTTTAAATTGTAAGCGCCATCTGATAGCACTAACGCCCCTGCTGTTCCATCGCTGGTTGGTAAATCCCAGATATTATTAATGTTTGTGCGGGTAGAGGTAAACCCCCCATAATTTGCATTATTAACCGTGGAGACTCTAAGGCTATTGCCTGCCAAAATTGCGAAAGTGTCAGCGCATTGAACTTCCCCGGTGCCAGGGTTATTGGTATTAGCGTCTAACACTAGGTTGGTGGCTTGAGTTGAAATCGTTTGGTTATCAACGACCCCGATTTGAATGTAAGAGCCAATGTTACCCGCTGACAAGGATTTAGCCAGCGTTAGATTCCCCTCATCATCCACTTGGACGACGCTTGCAATGATCGTGCCCCCAGCATTCGCAAATTTCGCTAATTCATTTTCAGCAAACACCCCAGAGGTCGTTGCGCTGTTAATCCATTGTAGTTGACCGCCAGTCGTTTGAGCGCTTAAAACTTGCCCTGCTAACGGTTGCGCTAACGGCCACGTTAAGCCCAAATTAAAATTAATGTTCCCCGTTGCAAGGCTTATAAAGTTAGTATTGTTGGTGGCCATAAACCTGACAGCATCGCCAGAATTCACCTGCAAGGGAGAGTCTATAATCACATTGCCAGCATTAGGGTGAATCGTAAGATTGCTTCCCGTAATGGAAGACAAGGTCGTGCCGCTTAGCAACATGCTACCTGCTTGTACCGACGTAACAATTTGCACCGCTGGCACCAAGCCAATCTGAATATTGCCGCCAGCACCCGTAGGGTTCGTAACTTGAATTTGATTGTTAGTGCCAACGATTTGTCTTAATTCCCAAGTGTCTGTGGCTGTTCTGGCTGCCAACCCAACCTCTGTCCCAAAATCTATTAAAGCCCCCAAATCCCCCCTAAAAGTAAAGGTAAAGGTGCCAGAAGAGGTAATAGGACTACCCTCTATATCCAAATTATCAAAAGAATTATCATCGCCTGTCTCAGCTGCAACAGAAGTGACAGCCGTAAAGCCTCCACCCCAAGGGTTTACAATCCATTGTCCGCCAGCCGTAGTATTATCAGTTAGAATAAAATACCCTATCGAAGGGCCAACCACCGTAGAAATCACATTGCCTTCATTGTCCAATAAATCAAAATCACGGTTAGACGGATTGTCGGCAATAAAAGATTGTCCAACGGACGTATTGGTCGCATCAGGCATTGTCACCGTCAAATTATCTACCGTTGGCGATATCCTCATGTAGGAAGAAACCACGTTATTGCCATTCTGAAAATCAGTCGGCCATGATAAAGTGATGTCTTCAGAGAGCTCTATCGATTGATAGCTGATATAGGCAGGATAAACAATTTGTCCGCCGAAAACTTCAGTATAGGAATTTGACAAACTAATAACCTCAGTTTGCCAACGGTTCGGCGGTAACCCGAATCCTTAGTTTATCCTAACGCTCTTTAGGGTTCCATGGATTAAAGCATTACAGGAGAGAAAAGTGGATAATAGTGTTCTTAATGTTATTTATGTCGTCGCCATGGGTATCGTCTGTATTGGTTTTGGGGTAGCGCTTGGGATTACCTATAAGAATAGAAAATTTCTTAAAGAGCAGGAAAGTTTTATCTCGTTTCCAAAAGCGATTAACGTGATTGAAAAAAAATCAAAATGGCTGGATAACCCGGAGCATCTAGCGGTAGCTAAAAGTTTAGGGATTCAAGCAGACCTTTACATGACCAATTATTTCCTTGAAAACTACCTAAACGGTCTTTTGTATGCGGACAAATCAACCGACCACGTCCTAGAAAAAGGATTGCAGGTGACTTTACCTATCTATGGTAAATGGGACAGGTGGCATAAAGATTATACTGGCGTGCAAAGTTATGAAAGGGGAAAATCTGTCTACTTTTTTAACATCCGGATAAAAAAACGGCATCTTGACCGCATTTTAGAAGACATTGAAATGAATATAACGACTAACTATCATTCATGGGAATCTAAAGCTTCTAAAAATTTAGCCAAGGTTCCACAAAGAACTTAATCTTTGCGCTCTTTTTGTTTAGAGGAATCTTTGGCGGTTAAAGCGGCTGCTGGGATAAGGGAGCGTTTTGTAGATTTTTCTGCATCTTCTACAATTTTTTTCATAAAGCGGTCAAATTCAACCTGACTTTTGAAGTTAGTTTTAAGCATTTTTTTAGCCAACTCTTTATCCATTAAAGCCTCGCTTAAGATATCCATCATGGTATCAGCTCTTCTATTTAACCAATCTTCCATGTATTGGGTAGCAGGGCTTGGTTTACTTCTGGCTAATTTAACCAGGTGAGTTTTAGGGTTTAAGGTTAAGCCTTTTTCGTTTTCAAATTTAAATTCACGCCTTAATTGGTCAAGGCTTCTTAATCTTCCGGCAGTTGCAGAATTAATACCTTCCCCGGTTCTTTTTTCAGAGTGCTGGGTTCTGGCGGCTTTTCTGACTTCAAGTAAAATCTTCTTTTGCTCTGGGGTTAAGAGATTGGTTAACGCTTGATTATGGGTGTCCATAAAATTTCTTAATTTGGGATAAGAAATTTCTCTCACCGTTTCTTTTCCGATTTCCTTGGTGGTGGTTATCTTATCGTAGAGGTGTCGCATAGCGCCTTGTCTAATAGATTCCATGGTAGCGCTGTCTTTGCCTAAAGCTTTTTCTAAAGAAACGATATTTTCGTGTGAGCGCTCATTAAAGATTTCATTCATGATGCGCTTTTGCGGCAACGTATAATGGCCGTGGGACTTTTCTGCTATTTTCTTTAACGTAGGGTGTTTTTCTATTTCGGAAATGGGGGCTGATAATTCCCGGTAAAGGTTTCGGGTGGCAGCATCTTCGGTGTGCGCTAAATCTTCGCTCAAGGCCTCTTTGGCTTTTACGTAGAGACGTTTACGGGATGGGACTTTTGCGGTTGCTTCAATTTGCGCGGTTAAGGCTTTTTCTGCCTCAACTAATCTTCCAACGGTTGGGTAATAGCCTTCTGGTCTTGGATGGTCTTTTTCCCATTCCGTCATAATTCTTTTACGGGCATCTATTCCGTGCTCTTTTATTCTTTCTTTTTGGGCATTACGCGCGTTTATCCAGCGCTTTAATTCTGCTTTGTCTTTTGCCTTTAAGACAGGGTTTGTTTGTTTTTGGATATATTCGATATCAGAGCGCAATTTCCCGGCAACGTTCTTGTTTTCTTCTAAAAATTTCTTTAAATTTTTAAGCTTAACTTCTGATTTATCTTTTCTTAATCTTTCATAACTTTCTTCAACGGCCGATTGTCTTTTTTGTTTTAGCTCTCCTACCCTGGATTCAATGCCTTTTCGAATTGTTTCATTGTTTTCAAAGCTTTCTGTTTTAGCGCCACTTTTTCGTAAATGTTTGTTAAGTTTTCTGGTTTGGGTTTCGCTAAATTTTGGTAGTTGTGAGGCCATGTCTTCATATTGCAAACGATGAAGGTGGGATAACACAGGGCTTCTCGTTTCCCCAGCGGTTGAAGTAACAAAACCTGTTTTAGGAAAAGATTTAGGCTTTTCAAGGGCTGCAAGAGCTTCTAAGCGCTCTTCTTCAGGAAGATACTTTTGTAAAACTTCTGCCACTTCCTTTTGTTCTCGGGTTAGCCCGCTTTTATCTAATCCAACCTTTTGTTGAAGGGAGGTTGGGAGGGTTTTCTTTAAAGCGCCTTTAGCCGCTCTTCCAGCCGCTTTTGCAGCGATTGGCGCACCAATCCCTAATCCTAATGTTGCAACATCTGCCGCGAGCGGCGAAACGCCTGCCTGCTCTTGAAGAGCGCCGCTGGTAAGGCCGGCGGCGCCTGCTCTGGCGGCACTTGCCGCAATAGCAGCTGGCCCGCTAAAAGCCGATAATAATCCGGCGGGGGCGGCTCTTAAGCCGTGGCCTAATACTTTCATACCAGGGGTTTCGGCTTCTTGGGTGTCTAAGCCTAATTCTTCAGAGGCTTCACTTAACGGTCTTGGTCTTTCGCCTCTTAAGCTTTGTGCTTTTTCTGGCATCGCGGGTGCAAATAAGAAAGGAGATTCTTCCCTGGCTTGGAATAAATCCGCAAGGCCCAAAGCGCCTTTGGCTAATTGTTCACCAATAAATCTTGATAGGTTAAACTTTTTCTTAGGTTCTTCTACCGATTCTTCTAGAGGTTCACCTCTTTTTGCCAATTCCATTTCTAAAGACTCTAAGGAGGGTTCTAAAGATGCTTGGCTTTCACGGCGCATTAATTCTGCTTCTAATTCTTGTAAAGTGGGGCCGTTCATTTATGCACCTTGCGCTTTTTTAGCTCTTATCATTTCTTTGATTTGCTCGGTTGAATATTGGCTTAAATCTGGGCTAAAAGAAGTTTCTTCCTCTTCTTCGGGTTCTTCCATTCTTTCTAAATCAACCGGATCAATGAGTCTTCGGTATTTAAGGGTTAAAGAGGTAGCATCATGTTCAGTTTTAATGTGTTTCTTGATGTCTTCAAGTTTTGCTTTTAAATCAGGTAATCCTTCGTTAATGGAAGGGAGTACTTCTTTTTCTTCAAAGCGTTTTGCCATTCTTTCGCTGACAACGCCGCCTTTTAAGGCGCGTTCTATTTCCAGGTTAAATTGTCTTAAAGCAGAATCAAGCTGTTTTCTGGCGGTTCTTTCTTTGGTTAATTTTTTTGAACCTGAATAACTTAAAACATCTTTGGCCATATTCGTGTATTTCGAATGCAACGGATTAAAAGGGTCAAAGATACTGTCTTTGCTAAGCTTTTCAAATTCTGACAAATGTTTTTCAATATTGCTGATTTCGCTTAAGAGAGAAGCTTCTGCGCGTTTCTTTTGGGTAAATTTTGAATACGATGATTTATCTAAGGGTGGAAGTTGGTCTAGATAAGCGTTACCCGTTTCAGGGATTTCTTCACCCTTCTTTCTGTCTGCTAATAAATCATGATAGCGTTTAGTTTCTTCAAATCTTTCTCTTTCAAAATCCATCTCTTCATCGTGACGGGCTTTTCTTTCTTCATAATCCATTAATTTTGCGGCCATATTTTCCCGTCTTTGATTTTCAGAATCAATAGCGGCTTGGGCATTTTTCATTAAAATATGGTTAATTCTTTGCGCATTATCTTCTTCTTCTTTGTAGGCTTCAGCTGCTGGAAGCAATCCCGGAATCATGCCTTGGATAGCTCCCCCAAAACCTGTTCCAGGTTCTGGATTTTGTTTATGAGCAAGAAAATTTAGCATGGCGAGTCCGCTTGCGCGTCTGGCTTGCTTGGGGTTCATTTGCATGGATTGATGAGCGGCATCAATCCCCGCTTGAGCACCGCTTGAGATGGGGTCTTTGGTGCCTAACATTTCTTGATAGTAGAGGTACTTTTGCAAGGCAGGTGAGATGTTTTCGTCTATCAATCAAAATCCCCTTCTTCTGGGTAACGTTCCGGATCGAACATGTAATCCTCAAAGTATTGCATAACCTTTTGAGTCGGTGTAGGGCGTTTCTGGTAGGGAACGTAAACGGGCATCCCCGGTAGCCCTTCGCCTTGGGCTAAGCGGTTTAGGTAAGGATTCATAGCAATTAAGTCAGGTCTCTCCATTTGCCTTCTGATGATTTGCTGCACAATCGGGATATGCTTAACAGGTTTATGGGGGGCTGCTGGCGCCGGATGAGGTTGCGCTGGTGCAGCTGGCGCAAGCGGTGCAGGAGCTTTGGTTGCCTGCTTTGGAACAGGTTTAAATTCTGCTTCTGGGTCTTTGGATGCTTCAAACCCTAACCAATTAGGAAGCGGCAATAAATCCGGGTCTGGCCTTGATTCGCCTTTAATTTGGCTGACAAGAGATTGTGCAGCTGCAACCGTTTGAGGCGTTGGAGCCTCAGTTGTAACCTTTTCTAAAAACTGAACGGCTTCTTCTGGCTTTTGCTGCTCAATTAAGTTTTTGGTATGTGCTTTAAGCGCAAGGCTTGATTCCTCCGGAGAAAAGACCGACATTTTTTGGGGAGCAACGCCTTTAGCTTGTTCTTGCGTGTCATAAAGGTTTTCAAGTTTATTTTGAAGACCAAACAAAGCAACGTTTCTTTGATGTTCATCAGAAGGAATTTGCGTGTTAGCAAAGACGTCCGCCGTGGGGTCGTTTTGCAAGACTTTATTTCTTAAATCATCAATGTATTTTTGCCGGATAGAGGTCGCTTGGTCTAACGGAAGCCATAAAGACATTTCAACGGGTCTTCTTGCCTGAATGCGATTTTGCGCCTCTTCTTGCGGGCTAATTTGTGGAGCTGGCATTGGTGCCTTTTGCAAGGGCTTATAAACAGGAGAAGGAATATTGATTGCTTTTAGTGGCTCTATGGCTTTTCCTTTGCCTTTTGCAGCAGATGATTTGATTTGCTCTTCTTCAAAGGGAAGATGCTTTTCATTTGCAAATGGAAAAGTTGGCTGCTCCTCCTCAATGCTCTCCAATCTTTTTAAAATTGCCTCATGAAGGCGACGGTCTTTTTGGATACTTAAGGTGTCTTTTAGTTCTTGATAGTTATTGGAAGAATTTATTGCATCTATGCTTTTTTTGTAATAGTTATCTGTTAATACTTTATTGTAATTCTTGGGTGCTTTCTTGCCGGAGGTCTCTAAATTATAATAATAATCAAAATTTCTGCTTAGTTCTTTTCCAAGGTCAATTAAAGTTTGAAATAAGGGGTGTTCTTTTTCTTTGGAAGATGATGACTCAGGAGATTCAATTTCAGATGCTTCTTCAAGCTCTTCTTCCGGCTCAACCGATTTTGGTAAACGCTTCTGCACGACTGGTTTTTTTAGGCTTTTTATAGGTCTTCTAAACATAGCTACTTCTTAAAATTATGCTGATAACCTTCTGGTCATCTTTTGTTCTGGTTCTTTCTTTTTTCTAAAATCACCGTTGTTAAACATGATTAATAAGTTTGTGATTGAGGGAACCTTATGGGGTTTCTTTTCTTTTGGCTCTTTTGCGATATCCTTCAAGCGCTCCTTAGCCATGTAAGTCATGTCAGCTTCCAGTATAGACTTTTTGTTCTTGCTAAAAACTTTGTAATCTTCGTAATCGTTTAAGCCATTAGCATCGCTATGTAATCTCATCGCTATGCTCAATTCTTGCTTATTAGGGCACAATTTAAAGATAGAATGCAGTAAAATCATGTTTTCCATTCTTTCGGCAAATTCTTCGATGGTTTCATGAAAAATTGGGTCGCCAGGAACCGGGATAATCTTTTTAATCGCAAAGATTTTTCCTTCATGCTTGAAAGCATCCCATAGGCCATGACCAAACTTGTCTTTAGCAATTACCTCTTCTTCATGTAAAGCAATAGAGCCTGATTTCGTTAACTCTGCCCAAAACATTTAAAACTCCGCTGATAATCTTTTTGTTGGCCGCTCATTTTGGGTTTCTTTCTTTCTAAATAATCCGTCTTTAAACATCATTAATAAGGCTTTATTTTCCTTTGGTTGCTCTTTTTCCTTGATCTCAAAATTTCTTAAAGCATCTTGAAAAAGGTAAGCGCAATCTTGTTTAAATATCTCTTTTCTTTTTGAGCCAAAAAATAAGTAGGTATCAAAATCATCAATTTTAAAATAGATGTTAATACCCATGTGTTGCTCTATTAGCTTTTCTTTTGTTTTGCATAATCTAAATTGAAGCTTAAGAATATTGATGGATTTTAACCTTTCTAGATATTCATCGGTTTTTTTGTAATAAACAGGGCCGCTTGGAATGGAAACAGGTTTTTTAATGGCATAGTTTTTGCCGCTATGGTTAACGACATCCCATAAACCATTGCCAAATTTTGCGCTATTTTGCACATCTTCGTCATGAAAAATAAAAGTATCATTATTGGTTAATTCAGCCCAACGCATATACACCCCCCTTTAAAACTCTGCCGACATTCTTCTTGGCATCTCTGCTTCAGTTCTTTCTCTATCGATATTAATGTTTTGCGCTAAATTCATTTTAGAAAACGATAATACCGGAGAAAATACCTCTTCTGTTTTAATATTTAATTTGTACTTATCCACCAAATTATAAGTTACTAGGCTGTTTTCAATTCTTTTAAGTTGAATCTTTTCAAATTCAAGCTTAAGAGAAGCTATTTCTAGCCTATATTTTAAATCAGCTATTTCCCGTGCTTTTAAATCTTTATCTAAATTTTTAATGCCTTCTTGAGCTAAATTATTTCTATGGATATTAACGAGCTCAATAATGTAATCGCTATCATCTGCTACTTCTTTTAGTGTAGCGTAATTAAGTATTTTATCAGCTACTTTTACCTGATACCATTTGCTTTCTGCTTTGGATGGAGGATCATAGGTAGGTTGATATCTGAATTCGACATTTAAATGACCAAGGCTTATAAAATAATCAATTTGAAGTTCTTTTCTATTTTTATATGCCTCAAGAGATTCAAATTCAACAGGAGTTGTTGTTAAGTATTCCCCCAAAAAAGAAGGCTTTCTAATAGCATATAATTCATTTTCATGCAAAACCATATCCCATTTACCTGGCCCAAATTTTTTAGTGGGGTCAACCTTTTCTTTGCAAATAAGGTATTTCCTTTCTGCAACACCAGAAACGTCAATTCTATAGGCTTCTGGCTTTCTTAATGACATACCAGAAACTTCTATGTAAAACATTGTCATGTTACTCTCCCTTAAGTTTTGCGTCAGCTTTTCTTAACATCTTGCTTTACGGTTTTATTATCTTCTGCCACATCAATAAGATTACACAAATCATTAATAGTTGCTACCGTTTTTTTAATTTGTGCCCGGTTAGCGTCCATAAGATTTTTCAATTCGGAAGGCTTAACGTTGTCAACGTTAGTTAGTAATTTTGCCTGTTCAGCTGAAAGATTAAGCAAGATTTTAGCTTGCTGATTAAGGCCAAGCATGGATGCCATTTCAACGGATGGCGTGTGGGGGTCTACTTTAAATTGCGTGAACATAGCATCTCCTTAACTTGCATATAAACTATAAAAATACGGCGGAATTCTTCCTCCGCGTTTTTTACCCATTGCTGCCCGTAAACCATAAATGCCTGCAGCAATATTACCTAATTGACCAATGGTATTAAGTTGAGGTGTACCGCTGGTTTGATAGGTCGTACTGGTTTGCGAAGGCGCAATAGGGGCTCCATGCAGGATACTACTAAACTCTGCTAATTTTCTATAGGGCTCTTCTTCTTGTTTTAATTCTTCTTGATGTTTAATGTCTCTCAAGGCTTGCTCTTGTTGCTGTTGGTAACGTCCTTGCTCCATAAGCGCTTGCATATCAGCTAAACTGCCTGCTTGTAATCTTGCACCAATATCGCCTGTTTCTCTAGCCGCTTCTAATTGGCGCGCTGCATCAGCGCTGCTAATTTGCGCAGCTTGTTGGTAACCGCTTGCTAAAGCTTGCTGTTGTTTGGCTAAGATTTCATTTTGCAAATCTCTTGCCATTCGTTCTGCCATCTTTGCATGCCGTGAACTGCCATGTTGTCCTAACTTTACAAAATGCGCTTCAATCTCTGGTAAAATACGCTCTTTAAAAGTTCTTCCGCCTTCTTCAGAAATACGGTTAACAACTGATTGCATGTAAGGGTTTAAATATTGCTGATAGCGTTCTGGGAAAGATTTACCGCTTTTCCCTATCATGTGTTCGGCGCGGTTTAAATAAGGCACATGACGGCCTACATTTCTTCCCATGCGATGGGCTTGCCTGATATCTTCAGGAATTGGAGCAAGACGACGTTCAGGCCTTCCTGGTTGCACTGTCCTTTGGCTAAGCTTTTGGGCATCTTCTGCTAATTTTTCATAATATTGGGCAAGCCAATCTGGGATTTCAGTTTGAACATGGCTGATTGCTGGTTTTGCCCAATCCTTTAGATCTCTTGCCATTATCTTGTCCTCATGTAACGTTCAATAGGTTTTGATTTAGGTGGCAAAAACGTTTTAACGCCTTTTTGTTTGCGCAAATTCTTTCGTATGGTATCAAACATTTTAGCGCCTTTGTTGTTGTCACCCTTACCTATCATGTTAACAATTTCAGGCTCAATAACATACTCCCCGGTTGATAATTTTGCACGGATGTTTTGACTGGTTGGTGGGTTTCTTACAATCCCGCTCGTTAAAAATTTACGCTCTAGCTCTTGAAGCTTTTCTGCTCCATGGTCACTATTCCCATCCCCTAAAAGCGAAACAGTAGTAGCATCCATAACGTAACTTCCCGGTTTTAATTCGGTTTCAACATCGTCTGCTTGACCACCGGAAGCGCCTTTAATGTACCCTCTGGCATGACTACCCTCAACATTGCCAATATGCTGCATGTGTCCGCCGTGGGCAGCATATTCATATTCAACCTCTGGTTCTGGTTCAAAATAAGAGTACCCAAGCCCTCGTCTTTCCATGTCTTCAGGGTCTGCACGTCTTAACACCCAAGGCTTAGCAAACTTAGTTTTCTTTTCTTTGCTTTTTCTTTTTTCCCGGGCACTTTCGTATTGTTCTTCTGCGGTTGGCCCTTTAGGATTTTTGGTTCTGCCCAAGAATTGCCCTGCGGCCGCTACCCCTAAGAGAGCAGGGTCTATCAAGCCTTTCCAATTAAAACCTGCGTCTGGCAATTCTTCTTCGCCTGCCGAATACCCTGCAATCTGTTTGGGCTTAGCCATCATGGGAGCGGCTTTTGCGGCAAGTGAGGCACCCGATGCAGCTTTGCTACCAATTCCTAAGCTTTCTAAAAAGCCAGGATGCTGCATGCCTAAGGCTGAGCCCATCTTGCTGGTTGGGTCTACGCCGAAGAATTCCCCCCCTTTAGGCAGCATGTAGGACATTGCAGCTCCGGTGAGAGCGCCACCTAAAGCTCGATCAAGAGGATGCTTTTTAGAAGACATCGCGCCCCCTAATCCGCCGCCAATAATGCTTCCCATGGGGCCGCCAAACATATTACCCACAACGCTTCCCACTAATGGAAAGGCTTGTTTGGGATGGCGCACCATTTTACCGACAGGCCTAATAAGGGCTTTTTCAAAGGCTTTACCAAGCTTTCCGAAGAGTCCAAACTCTGGCAAACCTGTGTGGGGGTTTTTACTCATCCCATAGTGTTTTGCCAGATAATCGGCTTCAGCGGGGTTGATATGCGCTAAAACGGTATCTCCGCCTGTTCCTTGTCGTCTTACTTGGGTAGCTGCGCGTTTTAGGTTCATATTGACCTCTTAGTAGTCATATCCAAAGTGACCGCCGTACGCTGCGGTTGCGGTTTGTCCTGCGTTCATTGGCAGTTGTGGAGCTTGTGGTTGTTGTGGAATTTGGGGTGGTGCATATTGAGCTAAGCGTTGAACGCCTTGATTAGCCAGGTTTCCAGCCATGTCTAGACCCATATTGCCAACATGCGTTAACCCTTTGTTCAGCATGCCGCTTGCCATTTGGCCGTAATCTTGGCCAAAGCGGTTACCAATGGCGTTTCCGACTTTATTAGCGGCCATCCCTGCGAGGGTGCCGATATGCGGTTTTGCCATTTCCATTCCTTTGCTAATCAATCCGGGCAGGTGTTGAGAAGCCATGCTTGCGCCTCTTTTAAAGAGGTTAGAAATGAATCCGCCAAAGCCAAAATGCGGCATGTAAGCGTGTCCGCCGTGAGCCATGTGCATAGGATGAATAGCGCTTGATAAGTGGCCGTAGATATCGCCTGCGCCTGTTGGGCCGCCAAAGGCGTAGTTTTCATGGTGTGGTGCAAAATGCGCCAATCCGCCATGGTAGTAATTTTGAGTCATCATGTTATTGTCTCCTTGATTCATGGGTTGTTGGTAAGAGCTGTTCATCATGGGGGAATTCATGCCCATAGCGTTTTGGCGTTTTGGTATCATTCCAAGACCGCCTAAATTGGTGAAATCGCGTTTGTAATCGTTATAATTTTGATATCCCATCTTTTGATATCCGGTTTGATTAATGTTTCCGATGGGAGTAGTAATGCCTTGTAAAAAGTTATTACCTAATTCTTGCAACACAGGTTCACCTGTTTGCTTATTTCTTAATCCTTGTTCTAATAAATCGGCACCTAAACTAAACATATTTCACCTTAATAACTTGCCATTGTTTTAAACACGTCTTCCGCCCATTTTTGCCAGTCGTTATATCGGTTAGGAGAAGGCGCACCGTTGTCAGAAAAAGATTGCTCCTCTACCAATAAAGAGCCCCAGTATTTCCAATTGTTAGCATCCGTTAAGAGCGGGATATTGTCGGTTGGAAAATCAATCACTAAAGAGGCTGCCCAGGTTTTTAAATCGGTTCTTTTGGGTATCATCATTTAAGCGCCCTCACCCGGTTGTGACTGGCTAGCATCACCAATTTCCATTTGCATGAGGTTTTGACCAAACTCAAAATTGCCCCCAATAACATTGCTTTCAAAGCGCAACGTCATTTCCCGTCGCTGTTCCCAAAGGTCGATTTTTACGGTAGATTCCGCTAAAGGGTAGGCAGACGTTACGACGGGAGATCTGGCGTATTGCCTGCCATTAACTAAAAATGTCATATCGCCTGATTGGATAATGTCAGGCTCAAAGCGATATAACGTAATCCATGCGTCTAATTGCGCTTGTTGACGATTTGGGTCTTGTGCAACCCAGGAAAGCGCACCACTCTCGATATAAGCATTAATCGCCGTTAGGCTCCCTAAAACATTCTTATCCGTCCCCACTTCATGCTGCCAAATAGGGTAGTGCGCAGGCGTATCCTCATTGGCAACATTGTCGGCCCAAATCGGATTAGCAAAGGTTTGGTCATAGTAACCACAAGACCTTGCAATATTGGTGTCATACCATTTACTTTCGCGCACATTAAAAATAATGGCGCTATCGCATTCAGTGCTGTTCTTGGAAGGATAATGCCACCAGATTTCACCCCATCGCGGAACCTTGGTAGCCCACACTTTTTGACGTTGTGCAAAGTTTAAGTTCTTAAAAAAATAATCCAACGACATGTCATTGGGTAATTCATTCACCACTCCGTTGTAGTATAAAAATCTGTCTACACCACACCAGTAATAAATGTTGTCGTATTCCACAATTGAATTTGACGACAAAATAGAACTTTCACCCGCAACGGTATCAAAAGCAAATTCAACGGAACTCGTACCAACTTGCGTGACACGGATTAACCTGTCTAAACTCCAAATAAGGCCTGCTGGCGAAGAATTTCCACCACGGGTCGGAAGACCAGCAACAAGCTTATAAGAAGCAATACGCGCATCTCCCATGATAGTGGTCGGGTCATTGGCTTCACTCCAAAAAACATGCCCATCGTTATCGAGCATAAAAAGATAAGGTTGTAAAACAACGATTCCACCAGACACACTCGTTCCTGTTGGAACTAATGGCGTGTCTGCATTAATATCGCCATAATAAATCGGGCGTTGTGCCGCACTCGTAATCGAATATAAATTGGGAGCGGCAAACGCAATCAACGTGCTGGAATTACTAACCGTTGAAAACATGACATCAAACGACCATTCGTTATTGCCATCAACCAAAAAATCCGTTGGCGTACGAGTTGCTAAACAGCCAATTTGATTTCCAGAGGCATCAATCGGAAGCACATACAAGCGGGAAGAATCCCCAATAATAACGTTGTAATTTCCCGCATTTGGCGTTACATACATTCCCCGTGGAATATTGGTAACCCCAATAGGGTCAGCACAACCAATACTGCCATCAAAAATGCCGGGATTAATTTGGCTATAACCGCCCATCTTTTTAGGTAAACTTCGGTAAAACCGTGTCCATTGACCGTCTATCCAATTAGGGCGTGCAAATTTTGTGCCATCCCGCAAAATGCCAGGTTGCATCAATAAGCTATAAATCTTGCCGTTGTAATCTGACATTAATCCGAATCCCTCTTAGAACCTCTATCAAAGATTCTTTCACTGTCTTGATGTTTTAAGCTTGCAAGGGAACGGTCATATAAGTTTTGCCAAATGGGTAACCGTGTATCATTCTTTAAATAAGGCATGGCTTCTAATAACGTCGCATACAAAAGCGCATCCGGCGCATAATTGGTTAACCAATTGGTTTGCACAGTAGGACTTAAAGGTTGTGGCAATTCTAAATACGCCCATTCAAAGGGATAATCGGCATCAGGCGTTGGAGCTATCAAAATATTAGAATAGCCGTAATCCGAATAAAATTTAGGAACACCGGTTTCAGTTCTGTTGGGCCAATATTTAACTAAATATTCATAAACCCTTAAAACAATAGGAGAGCGCACATCATCGTTAATGCCGCTTCCAAAGTTCATCGAGATATTTCTTCGCCATCTCCCAGGCTTTGGGTAAACAGCAGTACCGGGAATAAATTTCCCCACCACATATTGTTCTAACCCAACGGTTTCGCATTCCCGGCAAATTCTTTGTTCGGCATTTGAAATGAAAGTAGGTATCTCATCAACAGTGCTGGTATCTGCTCTGTTAAGATACTTAATCATTTGTGCCGTTAAAGAATTATAAGTCATGCTCATTTACAGCAATCCTTGTCCTTCTAAAATTCTTTCCAATCGAGTAACTTTTGCGCTTAACTCTTGAATGGCTTTTGTTAAAGGGGCAATAAAGGATGAATAACTTAAGCCATCAACCCCTTTACCGTTAGCAGGATGAACGCCGCCAAAGTTTTCTGGCATCACTTCTAAAACATCTTCATAGATAAAACCGTGATGAATGGCAGTCGTATCAATATCGGCATTAGGAATTTCTTTCCAATTCCAGCATTTTGGTTGAAGGCTATTGATAAAATCTAAACCTACATTTGAATGACTAATTTTGTCTTTGCACTCAGCCGATGAGGTTTGAATAACAGGGTTAACGGCATAAACAGCACCCCATCGATTGGTGGAGCTGCCGCAATTAACAGCGCCATCACTAACGGGAATGGGAGCGCTTGCAAAAGGAACATCTAACTGAACATTGCCATCACCAGACATGCAATCAATAGCGGTGTACCCGGATGATGTGCCGCCTCCTGAAATAAAACGAATCATTCCAGCGCCATTGCCGATAAAAGCACTATCCCCCATCACCCACTGAACATTGGTTCCAGGAGAGTTGTAGTTTAAAAACATACAAGCACCGCTCCCGATATTTGATGGCCCACCTGCAAACCCCATTCCATCCAAAACTAAGGCTGGATTAGAGGCGTCCCCTGATTGAGTAATGGAGACAATTGGGCCAGAAGACACCAAAGAGGCGCTGCCAAAAAATCCAAAATTAGAATAAGTATTTAGCCAAGGATTAGAATCATATCCAAGTTGATTACTACTAACATTAAGAGGGATTACGTCTCCATTCAGGGTAAAAGTACCATTTATTTGAGTATCCCCATTCATGGTTGCTATAACCGCTGAATTTGCAACTACGTTTCCTAAATAAGACATAATGATTCACCTTAAATAATGTAATATTGCGTTCCGTTACTATAAAAACTGAAAGAGGCATAAGCCACATTAATGACAGCACTTAAGCTCCCATCAATGTTTGCTCCCCCATCAACCGTTACCGTAATGTTGTTTACATTTGCAGCGCCTGATTCATCTTTAACAATGAAGATTTGACCTGTGTTATCAGCACTTGGAGCTGGTAATACAACCGAGACAGGAGATGCTGTACCTGTTACGCCAATAATGTAATCAGTGACTAAAACGCTATAAGGTGAGTCGCCAGCAGCAATTGGCGTTCTGTTAACAATTTGTCCGCCCACAACATGTAACATCGCTTTAGGAGCTGTGGTACCAATCCCAACATTAACTTGATTATCTCCGGTGCCACCAAGCACTAAAGAATTATCAGTATCAACGATTGCGCTAAACCCAACAGCTGTTGCATTGAGTAAATTATCATTTCCACAATCTGCATTAGTGCCTAGCAAAGTACAGTTAATGTAAGAATTTTTAGAGCCACCAGCGCCAGCGCCAAGAGCAGTATTATTATTGCCACCGCCACCACTATCGCCTAAAAGACGTAAAGCTTGAGTCCCGATTGCAGTATTACTGGTATCAGAAATAAGGCTATTTAGAGCTCTATAGCCAAAGCCACAATTGCCATTTCCAGTATCAATTGCTGTTAAACAGTCATACCCAAGGCCAGTGTTGTTAACGCCGCTTAATGTTGCATTGCCAGTAAATGAACCTGGAAATCCTGCCAACATGTTATTACTTGTAAACGCTAAAGCGCTTAAGAACCCATAAGAATCGCCATTTGTATCGATATAATTAAGGCGACCCGTGTTGTTGTAAAGCGCAATATCATCTGTGTTTGCAGGGGTTGCTGGTAGAGCACCAGAAGAAGCCATTCTTACAGCACACACACTAGAAATGTTTGCAAGGTCTAAGGTATAAGCAGGAGAGCCTGTACCGATACCGACATAAGCGCCTGCACCAAGAACGAGAGCATTATCGACAGAAACTTTTGCGTTATAGCCGATGGCTGTTGCATTGGTTAAGCCATTAACTGTTGCGTCAGTTGAAGCACCAAGCAAAGTGCAGCCAATATAGGAAGGCCAAGTATTCCCAGATGTATATCCTAGCGCTGTATTATTAATACTAGAGCCGCTATCATTTAAACCACCAAAGGCACTAGTGCCAATCGCGGTATTATGATCGTCTTCTACTGAAGAAGATAAAGCGAAACTTCCGTAGGCTGCATTACCGCTTCCTGTCGTTAGAGAAAATAAGACATTTCTCCCACCCGCTCCGGTATTATTATTACCAGAGTCTATTGACGGCATACAGCTAATGCCTGCACCAAAATTATTAAATCCTGTTAAGGTATTATTACCAGTACCATCTCCAATGAATAAATTATAGTTAGGTGCATCTTCAGACCCTTGAGAATCAATCGTAATTGTTCCGTTCGCATTAACAACAATTTTTGGAAAATAATAAGCACCAGCCGCTAACGACAACAAACTCAAAATATTCGCTTTCGATGAATCATCGAACTCTAGCATTGCAGAGCCGCCATCGTTGTAAAACAAGACATTCCCGCTTGATGCAATAGCGGTGGGTGGAGCAGAGGTTGGCGCTAAATTAATCGCTGTAACATTTGTGCCATCCCCTAAATCTAGGGTATATTGCGGGTCAAATTGACCGCCTAATCCTGTTAAAGATGAGGTATCACCAATAATGGTTTGATTATCATTAGCTACCGTTACGTTATAACCAATAGCAATAGAATTTGTTAGGCTAGATGCGGCAGCGTCAGAACCTGCACTATCACCAATAAAAATACAGTGAGTATAACTAGTACTATCAAGAACTCTAGGGTCCCCAGCGCTATTACCAATATAGATACTTCCTAATGAATAAGTAATTAGATTAGGAGCCGCATAATGTCCCATAATGACGTTATTATTGGCTACCGATAATCCAGTGCCACACCCAAATCCATAAACGGAATTTCCATCACCTGCACCGCTTCCAATATAGGTAAAGGGCTCCATGCAATGAAAGCCAATAATGGTATTTCTTGCTGAATATTGCGCAGGGTCGTCGTCCGGAGGAGGCGTTAAGAAAATATCTGGAATTGAGATATTGCTAAAGGTATTAACATCGCCTGTAATTGCCGGAACGTAAGAACCAAATTGTATAAAATTATCAATATCAGGAAGACCGCCCGAACTAAGGGTGCCTCCTAGTAACGCAAGCTTTCTATAACTTGCCGAGCTGGTTATTTGCTCTGCAACCGGAGCTGAAATTGTCCCAACGCCCGTAATAGGATTAGGGTCGGTAGAAGCTTTTAACGGTGCATCAATCGTAATGCTAATAGCGCCTGCGCTACCCGTGAAGAAATCAACCCAACCAGAACCATCGATATAACCTTTAAAAACATCGTTTTCATTGTCATATAAAATCATCCCCCCGGTTGGTTGCGCTAACGCATTAACCGCGGTTTCATTCATTCTTGATAACAACAAACATCCGGTGGTTGATTGCAATTCAACCAATGCAGAATAACTTGAGCTTGCAATGCTTTCATAACTGGTTGCAAGATTGCCTAAAAATAAGGTTGCCGTTTGTGTGTTACCGCTAAAAGTATTATTAATATAAACTTGTGGCAAATAAGCGTTAGCTGGTGTTGCAGGAGAAGAGTCACTTACCAACATCGCTCCAAAGTTATTGGTAAAGCCTAAAAGTCCTAAATCGGTGATAAGCTTTACAGTATCAATGGTTGCAATAGCAATTCTTGGGGGCGCGACATCTGCAATCGGTACACCGCTATCCGCTAAGGTTCCAGGCGTTGCTCCAAAAATAACGATATCGCCTGCAATCCCTGGCGCTATCGGGCTAATTCCAGAAATAGCAACCCATTCATCATCAACATACATCATCATGGATTGTAGGGTATTGTCGTAACAAATCATCCCATTCGTTGGAAGAAAAGTAGTTGCTGTACGCTGCGCTTCTGTCATTCTTGAAACAAGTAAGGCTGCGGTTACCGAATTAATTTCTAGCGCTGCTGAAACCGGTGAATAAAAAACACCGCTTGTGTTAAGCGCTTGGGTTAATCCCGGAGGAAGAACGTCGCTCCCTAATTGCATTTGATAACCAGGGTTTGGGCCTACGGTATAACTTAAGCCTGTGTCGGCAATAAGAAAGGCACTGTTAGTGATGTTGGGAGCTCTAAGGTTAATTGACATAGATAATCATCCAAAATAAGTTTGGTTAAGAAGTTGATAACTAAGGGTTGGCCCTGGCACGTTATCGGCAGGCGGCACAAATCCGGTTGGTGTTGCGGTTTCAAAAGTTTGTTCGTTTAAAATCACGTATGACACTTGATAATTTGGCGCAGGAGGAGACGCAGGAGTGCTGGTCACCATTTGGTCTAATCGGGGATTTTGAACAGGAACCGGGTCAGGTTGTAAAATAGGGGGACGCAATTGTTCATTGGGAACATCTGCATATTCAGGTCCTACTAAAAACCCTGTCCACACCAATGCGTTACCGCGCCATTCCATTTGCTTGACAAGCTTGTCTCTGGGGTAAATAAATTGCGTTTTATCGCAAATACCAGCCGCTTTCGGGTGGTCTGGGTCAAGAAAATAATGTCTACCCTTTGGCAAATAACTCATGACCTTGACCATCCTTGCATGTAATCACCAAAGATACGAAGCGGCACCCGCTCACGGTCTTCTTCATGAGCCAAGCTGAATTCTTTAGCGGCTTGCGCTTCTAAATAAGGCACTTTGTCGCTTGCGTATTTTTGAGCAAGCTTAAACGCCAACTCTGCGGCCAAGACTTCTAAAAAACGTGCAGGCACTTCAGGGTTGTTAACCATTTGTCCAATGTCTTGAATCTGCTCGGTATAAGAAAAGAAAAAGCAGTTGTATTGCGGACTTGGCGTTGGCCATAAATACAAAACCGGATTGATTTGCCTATCTACCCAATACAAGGTTGGCTGTGAACTGGTTGGCACACTCTTGTAAGGGTATGACATGTATTCAGATTCCGACACGCGCGTCATAATCGTGTCGTTGACATTATTGTTAAAGTAAAGTTCGCTAATGTTTAAAGTAGCACCACTCGTTTCTCTAATTCTAAAAGCGGTTCCGTATTTAGGACTTTGAATGGTAAACCATTGGATAATACCCGCTGGGTAAGATTGCTCGGGTAAAACACTCAAGGTTATCCAATTGATGTTATCAACCGAATACTCCAAAGCTAATGTATAGTTTCTGGTAACAAAAGATTGAACCCCAACCAAGGTAATAATGTAATTAGGATTTGTCCACGCATAGGAAATGTACCCATCAGGGGCGTTTTGAGTGCAGGCTGTGTTCGGGTTACCATCGAACGCGTTGGCTGCTATTCCTCCTGCACTCGTAAACGCAGTCCCATTCAAATTACGCACCGATTGCCGATTTAAGCCTTCTAAAATATCAATGATATAAAGGGGCAATTGATACTGATTTTGATAGGGAATCATCATCATCATGGCACTTCGTCTTAACCATAAATTAAGACCGCGGTTAGGCCATGACTGCAAAATAAAATTCAGTGAACGTTGGGCTGAGGTGATTTTGGTTTCATCTAACTGCGCAGGAATAAAGCCAATGCGCTCGAACGCATCGTCTATAAATTCCCTGCTTTCGGGGCTGCTAAAAAGATAAGTGCCAGAGGTTGCCATTTCATCTCCTTATCAACGCCCGCGGTTAATCCGCTTTAAAGTGTTTGCAAGGTTTGCTCTTTTAGCGAGTTTTGGATTTGAAGAGTGCATCGCTTTTTCAAGTTTTTGTTGCGGAATCTTTTCCCCCCCTGGAACTTTTAGCGCTTTATGGAGAGCCCCAGGATGCTTAATAGCGCCAGAAATCCATCTACGCTTAGCTTCCATTAGAGAATGCCTTGCTGAATAAAGTTAAAAACCGCTTGTCCGTTTAAATCGTCCGATTGTGCTGTCACCACCATGCAGTAATAACGACACACATCCCGTAAAGTTGCTTGATAAGAAGTTCCAGCATTAGCTGTGCCATCGTTAATAACAGTGGTAAAGGCTTCTGCGTTATCGCTTTGCGGAATAACAATGCCTTCAGTAACCCCTGTAAAACTTAATAAATTGTTGTTTAAGCCAAGGGTTGTTGGGTCATTGCTGGTATAGCAAAAATCAAGATCTAAACTTCCGGCATTCCCTGCAATGGTGTATTGCACACTCAAAGCATTCGCCGTGTTGTGATAGTTGTATAAAATCCAATCGGTTCTACCCGTGGTACCCATGCCAGCAGTAACACCGCTTCCTCCAACAGCAGCACTCGTTGTAATCGAAGTGACACTGTTAAAAAGTTGGTCTGTTTCAACCGTTGCATTAGTGTTAGGGCCTGCTAGCGTTTCAGAAACCACTTGACCGTTTAAGGTTCCGGTAATGGTAAAGTTAACCCCTCTTAAATCAGGGCCGCCTAATGCACTGGTAAGACTTGCAACACGCGCCATCTTATAAAAAATGGCCCCTAAGCCTAAGGTTCTATTAACCAGTGAACCATTAATGACCAAACTTCCGGCACCGCCTAAGGTTTGGGAAGTCGCAACCCCGTTTTTAGTTGCGATAGGCCATGTAATGGTTACTGGTTTCAAGATGTTTCCTTAGTCAGCTTTTGTTTCAGCGTCTTGTTCAGCTTTCAATGTTGCTAACGTATCTTGGTAAGCTTGTAAGGCTCCGTCCAAAATCTTTAGGTTGCCGTTTAGGTTTTCTTTTCCGGTCATAAACTTTTCAATATCAGCACTAATCGTGGCTAAGCCTGTTTTGTGCTGTTGAATTTGTTTTTGAACTTCTTCAATTTTTGCTTCTAATGAAGCGATTGCTTTACTCATCTTTTATCTCCCGTGAGTTTTTAAGTTAAATTTAAAACGTAATATGAAATGAACCACTTGACCGTACTGTCGCCAGCTGTAAAGTCTCCACCCGTATTACTAATGAAAATTCCTAGGTTTACCGTGTCTGTTGCCAAGTTGTTGGTTAAAGTGCCGCCAGCTGCAATAACGTGGTTAGCCGTAGAAGATATTAAGAAGCCTGCCGCAATGGTTCCAGAAGCATGAGTGCCGCCAGCATTTGCCGTATCGCCATATTGGAGCGAAATACCACCGCCGCCTGAATATTGCGTTGTGCCGTAAACAATCTCATACCAAGAATCAAGAACCACGATTAAGGTGTTAGCACCTTGCGCAGCAATTAACTCCACTGGGTCAGTACTCATGAAGAGCAAATCTGCCGAGCTTAACGTGCCACTTGCAAGCTGAACCGTGTTTGACCATTGAAGTGTGGTAACGTTGCCGGCAATCGAGGCAACCGTTGCGGTTTGCCCAACCGTACCTGTTGCATTTGGATACTGAAGGTTATAACTTGAACCGCCTGTTGGTGGCCCATATAAGCCAACATAGTTTGCTGAGGTGTTATCAAATACCCGGACTTTTCCAAAACCTCCGCTAGAGGCAACCGCTAAGCTTCCCGTTCCTTTACAGAACAAGTAAGCATCAACGTTTGTATCGGTTCCCGTTAAAGACACTCTTGCTGCTGCTGCAGCACCACTAGCTCCCGCTTGACCGCCGCCTAACACGAAATAGTTAGTAGCAACCCCTTGGGTAACAGGCGTAATGCCTAATTGTTGGAAACCTGCAATTGAAAAGAAAATCGAATCCGTGGCTGCATTGCTGTAATACATCCCGCTATTGTTAACAGAGTTAAACGAATAGGTAGGTGCATTGACAGAACCATCCGATAAACGGATAACGCTTGCCGCAGCAGCGGATGTAATAATCCCAGTGCCACCAATCGTTACTTGCGAATTTTGCGTTAACTGTCCACCCGTTGTGTTCCAGGTAGCAATAGCATTTTGAGTGGTTGCCCCTCCAACGCTTACATTGCCAGCTGCAACAAACGATAAAACACCAGCCCCATTCGTTGATAAAACGGTGCCATTTGCGCCATCGGCTGTTGGAAGTGTAAAGGTAACGGTTGCCCCAGCATTACCGCCTAAAAGGCCCGTATAATGCGTTTGAGCAGCATTCCAAAACTTAACCAATCCGCCTTCTGCGCCCGCTTGCGCAGGTAAAACGCTAACGCCGCCAGCCCCAGAAGGAAGCAGCCCAATATCAATATCAGCGTCTGCCCCTTGGGTGTAGAAGAAGGGCATAGAGCCTGTAGCAGCCCCAACGACTGTTAAAAAGTTAACAGCATTATTGGCGGAGTTAACCTCAAATTGCGTGCCACCTTGTGCAGCAAAATCAAGAATGTAACCGCCTGAACTAAAAATCCCGGTGGTTAAATCACCCGTAAAGGTGTAAGAAGGCGCGTTAACACTGCCGTTATCATTAGAGATATAAGCATTGTTTGGAATAGTGACGACACCGGTGTCACTAATTAAAACCGTTGAGTTTTCAAGCGCTGTTCCAAGAGCATTGCCCCAGCGGACAATCCCGTTTACCGTCGAAGCCGCTGGTCCTACAACAAATCCCCCAGGAGGAGCTGCTGCAAAGGTTACCCAATTGCCTGCTTGATAAAATTGGAAAGCATCTAAATCTGTGTCATAAACTTGAAAGCCTTCCGTTACATTCAGCGCATCTTTTTGCGCAGTCGTCATTCTAGCGTTTAACAAACCACCTAACGTGGATTGCAGCTCTAAAGCAACAGACACTGGCACCGTTTGACCGTTTACAACAACCGTTGTAAGGCGTGGAGCACCATCGCTGCCCCACGCTGGTAAACCATTACCAGCAGGAGCCGTATTAACGCTGTCAGCAATTAACTGACCTGTTAGACCTACCCCAGATGGGGCCGCTAAATTAATAGCCATAAAGCCTCCAAATTAGGGTCCATTGCTACCGTAAGCTGCTCGGAAGTTAGATACCCCAAAACTGTATCTTTCCACAGCTTTTGCAAGTAAGTTGTCGGTACTAAATTCTGTGTAAACGTCAGTTTTAACTGGTGTTCTAACATAATGTTTAAACCCATCTGGCGCATCTGTGAGCAGGTACCAAGCATTAGGTTGGTATGGTGTCAGGTATTGGTTAACCCGGTAACCTTGTGGAACCATCTGCAAGTTGTAGAGCGCATTGATGTCATTTAGTTGCGTACCAACGCGGAAAGAAGATTGGAGCAATCTTTCAGCGGTAAATTGTCCTTGTGGAGGTACAATCAATTTCAAAGGTTTAGTTTGGATGATAAGGCCTGCTTGGTCTTTGAATTGCTGAACCGTCACAATCGCGGCTTCTAAAGAAGCTTCAGATAAGTCCGCTTGTACAACGGGGGTATTAGCAACAACGCCACCTGCTGTAATCGGGTGATTCAAAGAAAACAATGGCTGACCGTCACCAATTGGGAAGGCTGCATTAAAGCCATTGTTAAGAATTGAAGCGCCTAAAATTTCCTTGGTCTGAGCTAAGGATTTCTTTAAAGCTCTAACCATTAATGGGAATTTTGACTTGTAAAGGTTGTCTTCCATTGCTTGTTGCGTAATCGCAAAGCTTAATCCGACGAACTTATGAACATAAGAAGTCGTGATAGCTTGTTGCATGGAATCAACTGCGGTTGGCGCACCTTCTGGACGAATTTGCGCAAGCCCTAGCATCTTCATTTCTTCTTCGATTTCAACCGCTTTATCTGAGTGGTAGACTTCGAAAATTTCCGACCATTGTGATGGGTACTGTGGATAGTCCCCGAAAACTGCGGCTAATCCAGGTCGTAAGAGATTAGCGATTTGAGTAGTATTAATTGCCATTTCTTATACCCCTACCGTGCCAGTGCCACCCTTGTATGGATGGTTGTTGATAATGACTAGAACGTTATTGAAAACGCCTGTGATGATTCCCCCGTTATTGGCGTAAGGAACCTGGGTTGGAGTTGGATTTGGCTCAAAATCAACGATTTTTAAGGCTCTGGTAGCATTCCCTGTAGCAATTGTTGCTTGGTCTAAAAAGACTGCTGATTTGCCCGTTGTGGTCGAGCCCGTTAATGGATTTGAAGGTGGTGTATAAGCGCCGCCCGGGCCATTAACTGCATTAAAAGAGTTAGGATTTGCACCGATTGCCCAGTTTGCATTGCTGTTAAGGTCTGCAATGGTTGCACCGATTGCATTAGCAGGATTTCCATTAATAGAAACCTGAATGCTATAGATGATATTTGGGTCGTCAGTTACAAAAGCGGTTGCATAGCCGCCAGCTTGCACAGCAGTTCCTGCTGTCCAATAAGCTGAAAAATTATAATTGCCATTAACGTCGTACCATTCAACGCCTTGGAAGGAACCTAAAATAGGATTACCATCACCAGCGGTTGCAATTCCGATAACGCCGTTAGCAAGAAGTGTTACGGGGTCTCCGGTGAAAAGAGAAGTACCGTATGCAGAAGTAATTCGATATTGACGCGTTTGGTTGTTCCAAGTGGAACCGCCTAGATAATAGCGAGGCTGCAGACCAAACGGCGCATTAACGCCATAAGCCATGGAAAAATCTCCAATGTCTGCTATCTGTGAAGATAAATAGCAATAAATTTTGAACAATTACGCTTTCGCGTATCCGCTCTGATTTATGGCTCAGACAACCGGAGGGTTTTCCCTCGACCGCTTAGCAGCTCAGGCCCGCTGTTGCATGATTTATGGCTCACACAAAACCTGAGAGTTTCCTCTCGGCCGTTTAAAGACTCATGCCCGTCTTGGTCGGCGTTTTTAATGAAGGAGTAGAAGGTCGCAGAAAATAAGGTAAAAACTGCGAACCTTTAAATCTCTTGCAGTACGCCGGAAACTGCCCGAGATTCTTTTATTGTATCAACCGAAATGAACCTTACAAGTGCATTTAACCAAAAGTTGATTTTTTATTTCCCTGACTCCATCCGGTCTCATTAACAATGGGTCTTGCTGGCATCGTGGGGTCTCCCATCATGGTTTTTAACGCTGGCAATCCTTCGACTTGATCTCTCATCCAAGCCTTGGATTTTTCTACCCAGTTTTCGGTAAAGACTCTTGGCCTTTCACAAAGAATAGCGCCTTTATAAAAGATGCATCCAGCAAATTGATTATGAATTTTGACATCTTTGTTAAAGAAGTAATCAGGATGTCTGTCAGCAGGAACTGTTGTCCACCCTCTTCGCATGGTGTCAGACCAGTTACCTTGGTCAAATTCATCACGAATAAAGGCGCGTTTCCATGCATATTCCCAACCCCAGGGGATAATTTCTTGCGGAATATCTAGCGGATTACCAAAGGCCATGTTTTGAACTTTGTTAAGCTCTGCAATGCGTTCTTCTAATCTTCTTCTGTCATCTGCGCGGCTGTCTCGTTGTTCTCTTTCGCCGCGAATTAAATCTCTATCTTTAGACATGTTATACCCCTTTGAATTTTATGTTTTGTCTAACGGTTGCGTTTTCTTTTCTGTCTCGTAATTGCGCTTTAACGTAAGCTTCCGGAGAAATCTTTAAATCTCTAATCATTTGCTTTTCATCGGTGCTTAAGCGATAAGTCTCTCTTCCCCCGCCTTGATGGGAATTCCTAGCAGGCGCAACGGGAGTTCTATTGTTTTGAACGCGAGGAGCTGACCTCGTGTTTGGGTTTCTGGTCATGCTTTGTCTCGTTTGGTGAACGTAATTGTTAAGGTGGTCTAGGTATTCCGGTGAACCAATCATGTGAGCAAGACCGTTTTGCGCAAGGTTTGCATTCCATTGACTGGTATAGTTGTCTACCAATTGCGTTAATCTCGCATCATGATGCGGAGAATTTGGCATCACCCAATCAGCGTTGTCGTTTAACCAGTTATCAATCATCGGCGCATTGGATTCGTACGGGTCAGGAGGCGTTTGCTGGGCAAAGCGTTCCTGCTGTCTTTGCCTTACGGCTTCTTGTGATTTCCAACTCTTAACCGCTTCTGCTGCATTAACGGCTCTGGCAAGCTCTAGTGTTGCTTCAGCTTCTTCTTGCGGGTCGCCTGCTTCTTTTGCTGCAGCTAATCTTTGCTTTGCAACCGCTAAATTTGTTTCAACCGTTGCATCGTAATGAGCCACTGCTGCTTGAGAAGAAAGTTCTGCTTGGGCTCTTGTTTGTTCTAGTTCTTCTCTAACACGCGCAAGTTCACCTAAAGCTTGATACTTTTCACGCTGAATTTGATTCAAGCGAGTTTTTAAAGAATCCCGAGCTTTAGGTTCTCGGTATTCTTCTTCCTCTTCTTCTTCAGGTTCCTCTCGTTTAACTTCTACTTCGTCTTTATTTTCTGGCTCTATAGCAACTTCATCGGGAACGCCTGTGACAACGGCTTCTTCAACAGGAAGCGCATCCCCTTCAATGTCTGGCATTTCTGGTAATTCATAGGAAGATATTTGATATTCTGATTGTTCTTGTTTCATGGTGTTTCCTTAGTCTCTACGAACATCTTGGGGGTCTTGTACAACAGCTAAAATCCTGTCATCAGGAAGAATCATGAAAGGAATGTCTTTGTAGGTTATTAATGTGCCTTCGTGGCGGGGGATGATGACAAAGTCACCGGGTCTACACCAAACCATGTTGGAGCTATTGCGTTTAAAATGACCTGTCTTGTAAGCATCTGGGCCTAATTTCATGACCAAGCCAACACAGCTTGACCATTTGTCATTGGAGGTATAAATATTTGAAAGCAAAATGCTTACCGTTGTGCCGTCTTCGCGTTGAATGGTGTGATAGTCTTCAGGGCGGGTATAAATCTTGACTAAAATTTGATAACCGCAAGGTCTTGGGGGTTCAAATCCCAGTTCCTTTATAATTAATTCGTCAACTTCTTTTGCTTCATGCGGTTCGATGTAGCTTAATGAGTGCTCAATAGCGCTGACATCGTTATCAAACGTATGATTGTTAGGATAAAGATTTTTGGCTTTTTCTCTAATTAATGAAAGTCTTTCTTCTTTTTCTGCTTTATCTTGAATGGATTTTTGTAATTCTGCTTCGGTTTTATATCCTTGCGGCATCGTAAGATGGGCAGGGAGTTGAATTAAATTACCAGGGACTGAGTCGCCCCCTATTGTCTGTATCGTCATTTTTATCTCCGTTGTTTTCTTCTTCTTGTGGTTCTTCTAATTCTTCTTGGAATAATTCTTTGTAAACTTTTTTAATAATGTTTTGTGCGATGCGAACGCCAAAAAGCTTTCCTTGCAAAAACTTAAATTCTTCTAGTTGAGAGAAGGTGCTAGAGCACAATCCCTCAACAAGGTCTTTTTCTGTTTCTTTTAAACGACTTCTTACATCGTCTATTAATCTTGACATTTAACAGCTCTTAATCTTCTTTAAAGGTTTAGGTTTGCCGCTAAGGGTTGCTTCTCCATGACGAATTTTGGCGACACCGCCTGCTGCTAATTTCACAGGTTTCACCTTGACGCCATGCTCACCGCGCATTGGCCAATGAGTGTCTCCTCCCATCGAGCCGCGTAAATTGCCAGAGCCTGACTTGGAATTTCCACCCATGGTTTGACTAACGCTTGGGCCTTGCGGATCTGCGTAACCGCCCGCATTAAAACGCTTTAAGTGTCCGCCTGCTTTTAACTTGACGGACTTTACTTTAACCCCGTGTTCGCCTTTCATTGGCCAATGGGTATCGCCCCCTTTGGAGCCTCTTAAATTGTCATGCCCTGCTTTAACTGGGCCCCCTGAGGCGTAGCAATGTTTTAGATGGCCTTCGCCTTTCTTCATCATGTGCACACGTCTGGTTGGGTGACGGGCAACACCGCCTTTCTTTAGGTGTTCAGCATCTTCGAACTTAACCGTTTTCATGGCTGGTGTTTTTGCACGCGTTGGAATGTGTAAATCGGTTTGCTCTTTGCTCATGGCATGGGTTTTTGGAGTACTTCCGCCCATGACCTTTGCTGCATGGTGACGAGGAGCGGGGTTGCCCTCGATTGCGTGACCGCCATTTTTAAAAGGACGCATATTGGTTCTGCCAGGACTTGACATGCTCATGGTTTGTGCTGGATGGTCTGCTGCTCTTAATTCATGAGCAAACATCTTTTCTGCGTTTGAACGCATAGAATCATTTCCGCTAAAGCCAGGTTTAAACATTAGGTTTCTCCGCCTTGTGTTGAGGTTTACGTATATTGGCAATGACTAAGTCGACTTCGTTTTTCTCCTCAGCCATTTCTTGCTCGGCTTCTATCTTGGCCTTATCGCCCTCGAATCGAAGCTGTGTCTTAAAGGCTTCCACTTCTGCCTTCTCTTGTGATATTTCCTTATCTGCTTCAACACGCGCCATCGTTTCTTGTGATTTTAATTGAGCGGCTTCGCGTCTTTGTTCAATGTCTGCCATCATGACTTTTTGCGGTATGATTTGAGCCTCTTGTGCTTCCATTTGTTGTAATTGTTCTTGCTCCATCTGCTGCTTGGCTTCTTCAGCATTCATCAATGAAACTTGATTTTGAATTTCTGGTATTTGTAATAATTGTTCTTCGGGTACATTAAACTGCTGCGCCAACATTGGGTTTTGACTTAAGATTTGTTTTGCAACTTTATTGGCGTAATGCGATTGAATATGGGATTCCATTTGCATCATAAACATAGGATTTGTTTGCATAAAAACAGGATTATTGGAAACCTGCTGCACAAATCTACGATGAAGTAAGATATGTGAATCATCATCTTGAAAATAAGCTGTCCTAATCGGCTGATTTTGAAATAAAAGGACATTTTCAGAATTAGCGTCTAAGGCTTGAGGTTGCGGGACAGGCTTTAACAGCTTATCGATGTTATCAATCCCCATCGCGGTATACATCATGCGATAGGCTTCTCTTAAGTCATGCATCTCTGGGGCGGCTTGAGCAAGCTTTAAAAACGCTTCTGCCCTTAATAACCGATGCGTGCTGGTTAAGACATTGGGGTCTGATACCGGAACGATATTAATTCTGTCGCTAAAATCTTGCTTCATGATGGCAGATTCTTTACCGGGCACCATGAAGGGATAAGGTTCTGGGGGAAGCACGTCTGCAAAGAGGTCAAACAAAAGCTTGAATTCGTACTTTTGCGAATTATGCATTGACATTAGGGATGCTGATTGCAACCGGGTTGCAATCTCAATCATAGAAAGCGTTGTACCAACGGGGGTGTTTTGCCCCTGCTCTGGTATCTGCTCTTCGGTAGCTGCCAAAAGACTTAAGGTCTCTTGTTTTAGCTCCGTTCGCAAAGCTGCCAAGACTTGAGATGGTTCTGCATAAGGCATCGGCATGATGCAGTCGCTTATTGGCATCCCGCCCGTTTCGACTTCATGCCATTCTGCAGGCCCAATGGCTTTATCATTGGTTTCTGCTCTCAAGCTCTTGGTCTTAAGCCCCCCTGGGAAATTTTTTAAAGTACCAGCGTCTAATTGCTGTCTTAGGACACTAGTTAAGGTAATAGAGTTAGAGCCCACTAAATGGGCAAGCCCAATGCCATAAAGTCCAAAGCCTGGTAAGAACTTATATTGGACAAAGTATTCGCGTCTTTTAAAGTTTGGGTCGCCTTCTTTCCAGTTGCGCCTGATGGCAACAACCTTTTTAAGCGCCTCGCAAATTGTGACGATGTAAGGGCATGGCAATTCGTTGCGTTTAGTGTCTTCATCGCTTCGTAAATCCTTTTCATCAAGTTCTACGTGGCATTCATACATTTTGAAAAGGCTTTTGTTTTCGCTGGTACCCTTGTCTAACCCCTCTAGATTTTCTGATTTCTTATTAATAGAGGATGGTTCATCATCTTCATCATTGGCGTTTTCAGGGAGCGTGCACTTAACAAATTCCCCCCGGCTTTGTCTTAATAAAAAATCTTTACGGGTAATGTAGTAAACTTGAGTCACGCGGTTAGAGGCCAACAAGGATTCAGTGTTAATGTTGACGATAAAGTCTTGCGGTTTAACAAAGCGGCCAATGGGAAGATTGGTTAAGGGGTCTTGGTAGACCTTCCTAAAACCAGAGCCCATGAAGATGGTATAAAGGATAGCTTCGTCAAAATCGGGATAATAATCTTTATCAAGCTCTGTTAAATAGTAGTTCATGAAGAGTTTAACGCGGTCAGCTTCGTCTTCAGTTGCTTCTGTGGGGGTTCCAATGATTTCCACTCTAACTGGCCCAGCGGGCGGTAAAAGCTCTTTTTTAAAGACGGAGTAGTTACGGTATAGGGCAGTTGCTAACGTCGTGTCATAAGCCGCACAGGCCTGAAAAAAGGGGATATTGCGAAACTCTTCTACCTTAAGGCCAAGATAGTTCATGGCTAAGACGATTGTCTTTTCCCATTTGTCCCGGCTTGCCATGTCGTCTTTGATTTCATCAATCAGACGGGAGGCCAAAGCGCTCAAGGAAGGCGACTTTAAAGATAGAGCTAAGTTCGCGTAGAAGTCGTCCTCGGGGGGTAAAACATCAGAATCACCACCCGAGTCTTCACTGACGACCTCATAAACCGTTGAACCGTCCGGTAGTTCGGCAGTGGCTTGAATGTCTTCTAAAGGAATACCAGTATCGTCCTCAATGGGAGGAAGGATGTCGATTTCTACTTCATCTTCTTCTGGGAATTGAAACGCCATTGCCTAACCTAAACGGGTAAAAGCCTGTTATGCTGGCGCATAACGCTGACGCTATTTGTGAAGATGAATAGCAATAATCAGATTAAATAAATCAAGCAAGCTCAACAAGGGGGGTTGAATAAATGAATAAATGGCTGGATTTGAAAACGCTTTCGCAGCTACTCTTGGTATTAAACATTCTGATGGTGTCAGGAGCCTGGGCATTGGCCTTTATGGTTGCAATACTGACTAATATAGGTATCTTGTGGCTTAAGGTGGATTGGGCGGCATTGTTTTCCTTTTTGGTGATTGGGGGAATAGGGTTGATTCCGACGGGTTGTTTTTGGGAAGCGATGAATGAGGATTAGATGATGTTCGTAAGTAAATTTCCATCAGGATTGTCTGCATTATTTGCATATGGACTCGGTGATGACAATCACGGCAAAGGTCATAACCCAACGATAAGCTCTTGGCGAGAATGTTTAGACTATATTACTTATAATTGTATTTATGGTAAAAACATCCAACACACCTATTGTAAGACAGAATTTGAGTGCTTAAACATTATATCCGAAATTTTTAGGGTGTTAGACCGGGGCAGATACAAGGAATGCAAAGATTTTATTATTGAGATGGTTAGAGAAAGGATTGAGGGGTGAAAAAATATTTATTTAGAGCTTATTGCGTACCGGAAAACAAATGGTATTATCGAAACATTGACGTGCAAAATTCATTTGGACAAGATGAATTCTTAGATGAAGAATCATTTAGCTTATTTTCTGGGTTAGTAGACGGCAATGGCGTAAAAATATTTGAGGGCGATGTGGTTTCGGTTTTTTCGGGATTTGGCGAAAACAATCATCAAATAAGAAGAATAGCTTTAGTTGTATTTGAAAATAGCTTTTTCAAACTTAAGTTACCGCGATGTCTGCTTCCTTATACCCTTGAGCAATATTGTAATAGTATGTCTAATTTAATATCGATTATAGGTAATATATATGAAGGAAGATTTAAACATTTAGAATCTATAATTCTAGCTGATGATAATTATAAGATATACGAGGAGGATTGGGTATGAGAGCTGAAGGATGAAGCGCATTACAATAAGCGATTATTATCATGCGCGCGATTTATATTTAAATCATGGAGAAGATGATGATGTTTTCAATATTATATGTGATATTTTTCAAACATTACATTGGGAAAGCCCTAAAGAATGCAAAAATATTATCCTTAAAAAGATAAGGAAAACTAATGACGATAAGAAATAAAAAATACTTGATAGTGCTTTTAGCATTTTTAATGCTGAGCGGCTGCGCAACGCATGAAGCAATACCGCCTGATAAGCTGCCAGGATTTTTTACTGGACTTTGGCATGGCTTTATAATAATATACTCGGTTATCGCCCATCTTTTTAATGAAAACATACGAATATATTCTACCTATAATAACGGTGGATGGTATGATTTTGGATTTTTCATTGGAATTTGTGTTTTTTTTAGTTAGGGAAGCAGTATGAACTGGAATAAAGAAAAGTGTATGAGTTTTTTAGTTAAAGTGGTTACCGTTGTAGCGTGTATAGCGCTTTTTATTTTGCTTAAGAAGTATTCGTGAATGACAGAAGAAATACACCCAACAATAAAGAGGTTGATTAATGAGGGAAAGTTGAGTGTTGGTCAGTTTTATAATGAAGATAAAAAATCTGCTGACTGGTGCTATTTTGTTAGGGATTTTTATGTCTTGTGGGAGCTATTTTCGGCCGGATTAATATCGGAAAGCCAGAGAGAAAAAATGAGCAGCGTGCTTTGTGCAACCACAAGAGTAATATTAGTCAAGAAGGATTTTATAATGCAACAGATAATAATAAGCATCTATGAACATCGAGAAATCGATGACAAAAGCTAAAATATTTGACGGCTCACTTGATTTTGCAATATTTAATTGGTATTGGCATGATTGTTATCTTTCGTCAATATTCCGCGAGATTATTCATGGAATAAAACAGGAAGATGAAGTGTTAAAAAGTAGGGAAATATTAAATTTTTTCAGCTTTATATTTCATAACAAGCCCAAGGAAGCAAAGGATTTTATAATGGAGCAAGTAAGGAAGAATGATGCAGGGCGAAATTGATAACTTTATTGCAGAGCTGAAGGGAATAGCTGAATATAGTAGCGCTTCATCAATGCTATCGCCTTTCCACAAACGTGTTGGGATCAATTATGGCTTAGAATTGCAAAGGCTTTATCTTTATGATGCTTATTGTATTAAGAATTCAACAGGACTATTAACGCTGTACAGGCTATATAATCGCATACGGGACAAGCATGACCTTTATTTGTTAATTTTTATTGGGCTTGAGCTTAGAGGTCGCATCTATGAAAGCAGAAATACAAGAAAACTTATAAAAGATTATATAATGCAGGTAATTAGGGATAAGCAAAATGGTTAAAAGCGACAACTTTTATAGCGATGAATATTGCATTATAAGTAATCCGTATGAATATGAGTATATCTATAGGCTTTATGAATTTAACAAAATTGGATGTGATTTTAAAGGAAAAGGTTTGGGTGATACTTTCTGGGATGAAAACCCGGTTTCAAATTTTTTAGATTTACTAATTCATCCGCGGTCATTAAGAAATTTTCTTCTTAGAGGTTCATCTTATAAAAACGCTAAAGATATTATAATGAACGCTGCCGCAAAGAAGGCGGCAAGATGATTTTTGAATACGTAATTTTAGAATCTGCAAGTGACATTAATTGCAACCTTTTTGCGTATACTTATGATGATTACGAATATTGGGAAAACTCAAATGATGAGCTTGCCTGTGATTTTTGTCGTAATATTTTATGGTATGCAGGAGGAGACTACTCGGTTTTAAAAAACTTTATTCTTGAAAGCATAGAAAGAAAAATTAAACTGAATAACAAAAATGAACCAAATCCTTGATTTGCTGCTTAATCATCTAACATGGGTATTGTTATTAACAATTGCTGTTCTTCCGTATTTTCATTTAATTAAAATACATAAGTATTGGGGTGATGGGTTGCACAGTTATGATTTTGACCGCTGGTTTTTTTATAGATTCCTATCAGATGATATCGTATATTTTAGATTGATTCCTGAAGGACATTTAGTAAAAAAACCCAAAATAGCAAGAAAATTTATTACCACAGACAGGATTTCGATGCTTCACAAATTCTTATGGCATATTGAGACTAATAGCTCGGCGCTCGCAAGAAAGATGATTATGAATGAAGTTAACTATTTAACCGCCATTAACCGCAAAGCACAAGACTTCCCCCCCCCTAATACCCGTTAGACGCAATCTTTCATCTTAGCCTCATACATTCTTTTAATAAATTCTACCATAAGAGTGTAGGCGTTTTTCCCCATGACGGGTGTATTCCTAGCCACATAAAACTTCAAGTTAAAGAAATGACATTTAAAGCTTTGGCAGTATATTTTTAAACCCATCATTTCCTTGTCCGTAATAAGTGGAAAATTTGAAGTTTTAGAGTCAAATAAAGCATTAAAAGTTTCAAAATCAACATTCACCGATACGCCAAATATGTAGCCTTTGTCATTCTCTTCTTGCCATGTTAATAGTCGATGATCTATCTCAAAAAAAGAGGTTGTTATAAAATGAAATTGTTCGTCTTCCTCGGAATGGTTATCTACCTTTAAATACCATAAGGGATCTGTAAGTATCGTTATTAAGCTCACTTCAGCGCCTCCTTTAAATACCATAATGGCTCTGTAAGTGATGGCACATTTTCGTCATCATTCTGATTCATTTGTAATTCTTTTCCTAACAGCATCTAATATATGGTCTCTTAAAAGAGTGTGACCATTTCTGCAAGATAGATAATTTAATATTAACAAAAAATGGATAGCAAAAGACAGGCCCTTCTCGATTGACACCATCCAACCGTGACCAGAAATAAAAGATAGCTCACATGGCTGTGCCTTCAAACCCATAGGTCTTGTAAGGCTTTTTAATGTTACACAATCTATGTTATCTAAACCAATCATAGATATAAAATATTCATCATTTAAGCTTTCTGACATTTTTGAACTTCCTTCATAATTATGTCTTTTGCTTGCTTAATCTTTCCTTCTCTACGCAATAAAGTAATATCGTGTAAAAATTTAAAGACAAAATTACCTCTAATAGCTTCCAGGTTTGTTGATGTAAATTTATATAATTTTTTATTAATGCAGCGGGAACGAACTGACCATTTTGAAATAAATACATAACAATCATCCAATTCTTGAAAGATAATGCCTTCTGACAACAAGAATACACCATCCACCGGGTCGTCCAGGTTTATCCTTATTAAGCTCACTTCAGCGCCTCCTTTTTAATCATCTGCATTACTCGCTGTGCATCATAATGACTTAAGGCATGTAAAAGCTGAAAAACAAAAATTTTTATATCTCCTTCAAAAACAAAATGATTGTAGTCAACAAAACCAACAAATTTTTGGACTTCTGCCCATGACCAAATAATAGGGCCGCTCCAATAAAAACCATAATCAAACTTAAAGTGATATGGAATTTGCAAGCTTTTATAATCTACATTATTGATTATAAACCTTTTTATAATTATTGACATCTTTTAGTCTCGATTTCTTTCAAGATAAAATCTTTGTCTTGTTTGTTAGACCATACAGAAAGCCAAAACATAAATAAAAACTTTCCAGCAAAAGACGACCTGTAATCAATATAATCTTTGTAATTTTTAATTAAATCGGCATTTTGTTTATGTGCAAGACATACCCATCTTTTGACCAGTTTAACGTTCCTTCTATCTATTGGAATTAATTTATCCAAACTAACCACGCATAAATATACGCAATCATAGTCTATGTAGACATCAAAAACAAAACCCTTTTCTTTAAATTCATTGATGCACGGTATCGCACGGTATCTCTCAAAATTTTTGCTAATATGATATATTCTCTGGTTTCTTAGAGCCAAATCATCAATACTCAAAGTCTTCATTTTCTACCCCCAGTTTTACCAAGCGCTTCTTTTCTGCCTCGCGCATAATCTTGTTTTTAATGTATTCCATGCTAAGATTAACACTCATGCAGTGTAAAAAATCTAACACGAATATTTGGCATATCTCGTTGAAAGTTCCATGATAAATGTCAATGCAGTCGCTTATTGGCATCCCGCCCGTAACGTTACTTGGCGTTCCTGTGCAAAAAACATGATGATCTAAATATTTATAAAAAATAGCGCCATTCGTTAATATTATCGGCTTATCTCCTTCTGTCATTTTATACCACCCTTCTTGACTCTATCCATAATTATGTCTTTTAAGGCTTTGTAATCTATTTGATGTGGCCAATGTAATTGGTCTAAAAACATTAATGTACCACTATAAGATTTCCATACCGAACAAATTTGGGTGCCGACATAGATATACCTTAACGTTATCGGCTTGTCATTTTCCGTCATTTTCTAGCCTCTTTGATAAAATTCATAATAGCATGCCGCTTTCTTTCGGGTGCAAGCCAACTTGATGCTATTACAAAGGGTAATTCTTCTTGTGGAGTTAGGTTATCATCAGCTATATCCCGAAATCTAAACTCTCCATCTTTAGTTTTTATTATTTTTTCCCATCTTATTTCCCGAGGACCTATAACTAAACGCACATCAATTATCTCCATTTCTGCGCCTCTCTATTTCTCTTTTAATCCAGTTAACCTTTAACTTAAATGAAAATCTGTTGTCCAAAATCACAAAAGGAGTCTGCTCTCTTTCTGGTAAAGAATTAAACCATTCTCTTTGTATAAAATTCCATTGGTCTTGTTAAAATCTTATTGCATAATTACTCCACGCTTCGCACCAGCCAAATCCTTCAATTGGTTTCGACATCATTATGGGCTCATGATACCAATTGAAATTCGAATCGTAATAACTAAAAAAAGTTACCGAGTCACCGAAGTACAAATACCCCCTTCTAATTAGATAATGCTTCATTGCCTTACCAACCCTCCATATTTTTCACCTTCTTGATTTCCTGCATAATAAAATCTTTAATCATTTTTTGCCGTCCTTCCCAGATTAAATCAAAAAGCTTCATGACAGGTGTAATTTTTAATACTCTGCCTACAATGAAAAAACCTCTATTATTTGTGAAATAAAAGTATATCCTCGGTAAAATATCATCACTAAAGCCCAAATGCCCTTCTTCGAGCAGATAATAATCTTGTGACCAAAATGTTTCGTCATTCATCGCCCTGATTTCCTGTCAATCTCTTCCATAATAAAATCTTTCAATATTTTAGCAGAAAATGCACCAATAAATTTATCTTGATTAATCTGTGTAAGAAATTTCATAATAAATGTTGGCGGCGATTCTAATTCAATTCTTTGATAATAAGAATTTCCATTATTATAGGCAGGATTATATTCCTTAAAATAAAAATAAAATTTATTTACATCACTATTTTTTACGCCTGCATTTCCTTTTTCTAAAAATCCTATATGTATTGCTAAGTAGCTACCACATTCGGATTCTCTTATTATTTCAGGTCTTTTCTTATTAGGCGTTCTACATTTAAAACAAGCACAATTATCACCATGTATTGTAGTCATCTGATGTTACCCCATAAAATCCATGTTTTGGCCTTAATATTGAATTAACGACTTTAGGATTTTTACGATGATTAAGCAAGCCGTTTTGTTGTAGATACAATATCACTTGCGTCATCGTATCTACCACGTCTCTGCTTTCCCCCGCTGGGAATAACTCGCACTGCCTTAGCAGTTCTTTAGCGCTCGGTCTAAGCTTCTTGAAATCTGGCGGTAATGCTGGAACGTAAATCAAACCATTCTGTATTAACGGTGTAGCCAAGACTACCCGTTGTGTTTTGTCCCCAAACTTAGTTGGGTCAAACTTATGCGCCTCAATCCCTGCTCTCCTTAAGTCCTGCACTAACGATATACCATTTGCTTTAGCTTCTACAAGCATCATATCAACGCGATGTCTGCCATCTACTTCCACCTGCTTGTTACCGTCTTCTCCCCCGTCATCCCGGTAATCTTTGGAAATACGCTGACAGAGTTCGCGTAGGTAAGGGTATTCAAGCCTTCCTCGCCAAAGGCTAAGAAGGATAAGGCAGGGGATAGATTCGTCTTGATTATTCTCAAGGTTAAAATATCCCCAGGTGGTAATAGCAGAATAAGCTCCTTCCTCGCTCTCACCGTAAGCCGTGTCTAAAGAAGCAATAACGCGTAAGGATTGAGGGGGATTCTCTTTCTTCCACCAGCTGAACCAATCCACCTTGATAATGCCGCCCCCTTGTGGGGTTGGACGCTGCTGTAATTGACCGCTTATCGCATAACTACTGCCTAAGTCAGCTTTAAGCTCTTCTAATTCTGGGGTGCCAATCTTATTTGGCCATAGCAGGTCTCCACTGTTAATACGGGGGTCTTGCCATCTTTCTCCATTGGTAAAAGAGAGAGGTACCGTAATAGAGCGTCTGGCTGGTTCAAACTCCATGGGAAGGATTAAGCGTACCCACTGCTTTGTCGTATCTTTGGACATCACATATCCGCTAATATCAGCTTCATGGAGGCGCTGCTGTACGATGATTCTGCCGCCTGTCTTCTTGTCGTTAAGACGGGTAGACCAGACGTGAGACCACCACTCTAAAGCGTTCTCGCGCTTAGCTTCAGACTCTCCATCTTTCGCATTGTTTGGGTCATCACAGACAATAATGTCTCCCCCTTCCCCCGTTGCAACCCCTCCTACCGAGGTAGCAATGCGATAGCCTAGCCTGTCGTTTTCAAAGCGCAGCTTCTCGTTTTGGTCATGGGCCAGCTGAAACACGTGCCCCCAATTCTCTTGGTACCAAGGAGACATGATGAGGCGACGACAGCGGGTAGAGTCACGCGTTGCAAGCTTTTGGGCGTAAGAGGCAAACAGAAACTTCTTCCAAGGGTATTTAATCCAGGCATAGGCTGGGAACATGACAGAGACGATCGTGGATTTACTCGTGCGAGGAGGGACGTTGATTAAGAGATTACGGATTTGACCGCTTAATACCGCTTCCAAGTGCTCGCAAATAGCCTGGATGTGCCAGCCATCGACAAACTCTACCCCCCCTTCTATTTGCGGCCATCCATGCTTTACGAATTCATAGAGCGATGAAGACGCAATCTCTGACTCCATATATTTTTTTACAGAGCAGAAAAAGCCAAATGTTGATTCTATTGTAGGTAGATCAAGTAGAGAGGGTGCTGTAGGTGGTGGTAATTGTAGCATTGTCCTTTATTAAGGCTTCTTGTTGTTCTTTTGCTGTTATATAAGTTAGAAATTTCTTCAAGTCTCCTTTTTGATGGAGATCTAGTAAACCCTCCAATGCCTTTTTAGCATGTAAGAGCTGAACAAAATTCTTAGGGTCTGAAAACATTGATACTGCTTCTTGGTCTTCGTCTTCAATGGTTGTAACTTCAATTTCCTGTTTAGGTTTACCAAAGCCTCTGTCACATAAGAAATTAACTAGCCAAAGCGCTTCTTTGGTTAAAGGACTACCATACACAGCTTCTCTTACTAAGCGCTGGGAAAGCATAATGAGGTCGTCTATCATCCCAACACAAGCAGATTGGCACTTACCTTTAAACTGCTTTATAAGTGCGTGCTCTTCTTTAGATAGACCAGAAGGGTTGCCAGATTTGCCAGGCGGTATTCTATGTTGATGGCCTTTATGAAACGCCATATATCCCCCTTGTATAGTTCTTATTATTCTTAATTTCATATTGCTACCAATATGTTATCTACAGCTTAATAACTTATATGCCCGGATAAAAGGTGGGTAGGATAATCTAATTTAATAGTTCGTTTGACGAATTTTTATTTCCTTGGTTTTCCCCCGCGCGTAAAGAATTTGAATGAGCTTAAAAAACATCAACTTTAATTCTTTAGTTGTTCACCTGTGGTGTTTTCAAAGTTATAAATGCGTATAGAAAAGTAACGTATTCTTAACTAAGTAATTTATAAAACTCCCTACCAAAACCTGTTTTTTTAAAATGGGGTTTTGGTAGTAGATAGGGAAGATTATGATTCATTTGGTTAAAATTAAAGGTAACTTTACATTTCTTATGGTTATTTTTAAATGAGGCTAAGATTAAACATGCTATAGTCTCCACTACTTCTCAAAAATTAAGATCTAGTAGATATTCAACCGTCACAATTCATTAGGATAAGATAATAGGATTAACTAAGTTATTTTGATTTATTACATATTTGCTAATTCAGGATAGGCTTGATAAATCGCTGGTATTTGTTGTTGAGCGCCAGCATTATCTGGCAAAAGATTGGCGAACAGTCGTGCAGGTGTATTGTTGTTGTGCGCAAAATTGGCGTTATAGACAAAAGGGTGGTTAATGGCTGGGTTATCATTTATACGCCATCCCCTCCATTCTCCTCCATTGTTTGTAATATTATTCCTTAACCCATTCATCCTGTTTAGCACAGAGCGTGCTGCGCGATACTGTCTCCCTAAGTCTTGGCTTTGATTTACTCCCGTTGGGACAGAGTAAATAAATTCGCTGTTGGGGTGATCTGCAAAATGTCTAGAAAAATAATTGGTGCAACTATCGTCACCTGCATGAGGGCCATTTGGATGAACGCAAGGTATCCTTTCTGAAAATCCTTTAATAGAAGCCAATTCATTTAAGGGGTAACGATATTCTTCAGCAACGTCTGAATTAGGATTTGTAATTAGTCTTTGGGAATTGTTAGCTATTTGCATGAATTGGTCTGCATTATTTACAGGAAGAGCATGATTATGATTGCCAAATTCTTGGACTGTTGCTTGATTAAGTAAGTTGTTTGGAACAATCGGATATAAATCATGCGCATTCATAAAACTATGATAAATTGCAGGAATATCGTCAGCGTTTAATCTATCCTGAATTCTTTTAACATGAGCTTTTTTAACCATATTGGTAAGAGCGTCTCTATAGGCAAATCTCTCTCCATGTAATGGCCTATTTCCTTCTCCAGCAACTAAATTATGACTGGTTCCTGCTCCATAAACCGGATCTTCGCCGTCTCCAATATTAAACTCCATGCTTCCAACGTTTCTATTAAAGCCAGGGTCATCTATTGTCTCTCTCTCATTTAAAGCTGCTGTAATAAGCGCTTCTTCTGTTGGGTTTAACAAAGCACCTGCATATCTTCGCCGGGAAAGGTTAATGTTAGAGTCATTATCTACCAGATCTATGTACTCATCATGAGAGCGGCTATTTGGTGGAACCCAATCTGCATATCTTTTCTTTAACGTGTTGTATCGTTCAATTAATGGCATCGTTAATCCTCTTCCCTTTTAGAAAATTTCATCTTTGACCTTTTGCTAGATTCCCCCGTTTCATCAGCTGCCTTCTTTTTAGACTCAAATGCTTTTAACATCATTCCAGTTGGGTGAGCTAATGTTCCATTCGTTAACATTTGGATGCCGCTTTCTCTAAAGTGCTCTATAAACACAGACGTAATCCTTGTATATTCCATGTTTAATTTCTTTAATGACGGCATCTGCCTTAAGGCCATAACCGCTTTATCATCAATATGGTTATGGCTTAGGTCAAGCTCAACCAAACTGGTCATGTTGCTATAATCCATCAATCCGTCAGAAAATATAGAGTTTTTTCCTAAATTAAGCACCTCTAGAATGGAATTATTGGCAAAAGCTAAAGCCCCCTCTGAACCAATGTTGTTTTTATATAAATTAAGCTTCTTCAATGACGGATGAGTCGCTAAAATTTTTGCCCCCTCATCTCCAATCTGATTTTCCCCAAGATTCAAAGAGGTTAAATTCTTCATCTTCATAAAATAGGGCACTATCTCTGCTCCTGCCGGATTAGGCCATGCAAATGATTCAGGTAATCTCATGAATTGCTTGCCAACCCATACTTCCTCTAATGTATCGTTAAATGGAAGAGCAGCTAGCCCTTCCTTGGTGATAAGATTATCTATCATCGATAGGGACTTGATGCTTCGATTATTGCGAATAATGTCATAAATATCCTTGTCTTCAACAAAACAGCTTGAAACACTCAATTTAACGATTTTTTCGTTCCGAGCCAGGATATGACCCCTATCTTTAATCGAAAACCCATATAAACATAATTCTTTTAGATTTAGCTCAGATAGCAATAGAACGCCATTATCGCTTGGAACATAATCTTCACCATTAATATAGAGATAATTAATGTGTGTGTTGGTCTTCAATGCATCAAGTAGCCCCTCTAAATCCGATTCTTCCGATATATTTAAAAATAATTTACCATCATCAGGCTCATCTTCAGTGCCCGTATACTCATTGCTCCTAATCCGCTGTAACAATGCTTCATCTATCATGTCTTCGCTCCATTCTTCTCTTAAGCATCAATTCATTATCAATTAAATATTTATTTGGTAAAAGGTATAATGCATAAGTTAGTTTAATATATACCAAATAATAATAAATATTTCAAAATATAATAAAATAATTCTTGATTTTTATCAAATTATGATTTAGGGTGATTAAGGAAAGCAGTAAGGAGTGGCTTAAGGGGTTTATAGACCCCTTTTATTAAGGAGACGGAAAATGGTTGACATAACCCAGTTGATCAAGAAGTTAAAGCTTAGTAAACCATGGCAGGAGACGCGAGACATATTGCAGCACATTGTTGATTGCGCCGATGGTGATATGTTGGAAGAGGCCAGAAATATTATTACCGAATATGATTTTATTAAAAGGAGAGAAGGATGAAGAATGAACTCGTTATAAAGGAAAGAAATCGAAGGATTAAAATTTTAGATGACATGTTGGAAATCATTTGGGAGCTTAGGGAAAAAGATTCTAACCTTGGAGCAGATGAAGCGTTGGAAATAATCAAAGCAAAGAATATTGGCGGATTTGGAAAACAGGCGGACTCTCTTTTAAGAACAGGGTCGTTAATCAATATAAGCCTCGTTAACATTTAACAGATGACTTTTTATCAATTAACAGTCAAATAAGAATGTTGTTTATTATCAATACCTTAAATCGTGGAGGAACATTGAAACAATTAACAAATCAATTAAAGATAGTCATAAGCATTCAATAATTGATAAGTATAACTTGATTTTTTAAAACAATAAATTATAATAATTAGGGTTTTTCCTAATTGATGAAAAATCAATAGATGAAACGTGCATAAGGAGATGGAATGAAATGTTATTTACTTCAGCAGGATGTACCTATAAAAAGTTATATGAAACAGTTAATAAATCAAGCATGGTGTCTGACTGGGTTAAGAAAGCCTTAAGAGACTTAAACGACCAGCCTGTGCATCAAGCGCTTGGTGATTTGAAGCTTATAAAGGCTATTCTTGAAAAGAAGATGTTAGAAAGGGGCGATACAGCTGATTATTGTTAATAAAAAGAAATAATAGAGGTAAACATGACGTGTTACGATGCAATTGGCATTTCGGGTGTTATTTTAACATTATTGGCCTACATAATGGTTCAAATTGGATTACTAAACCCTTCTAGCGAAAGCGAAGACAGGTTTTGGTATTCATTGCTCAATTTTGGTGGGTCATTTTTTATTCTGGTATCCCTAATGCGGGAATGGAATACTGCTGCCGTTATGATGGAGGTTGCCTGGTTAATCGCTAGCACCTATGGGGTGGTAAAATATTATATTGATAATAGGTAGGAATAAATAAGCGCATTTGAGAATTACACGCCTTATAATCAATAGTAGTTAATTATAAAAGCCCCCAAATGCGCTTATCTAAGCATCATTCAAATAAAACCACCCGTGAAGAAGCATATATGAAAGATGCTTAGATAAAAGATTTTCCCTAATTTAATCTCTTGTAGCAAGATAAAGAAGATTCACTTACAAGAACAACACTACCATTAGAATATTTTGTCTTCCAGATTTTATCTGGCCCATTTTCAGTGTATGCCATGACCGAACTATCTTCCTCAACTAAAGTTAAAGTTTCACCCTCATAAGGTTCGAATTTATCGCCAACTTTGAACACTTTAATCATTTCCCTTATCCTTGTTGAGACAATACATCCATCTCTTCTTTAATCTGCTCCATTTCGCTTAAATCAGACTTTTTGCAAGCAGGAACCTTAACCACTTCTATCTCTATCTCGCAACTGTGAAACGATTGCCATTCATCATTACGATAAACATAACGATAATGCCTATTGCCAACTATTTCTTCCTTTAAATCCCCCTCAACAGGAGTTCTATAGGGTACTTTCATACTTGCTCCTTTGCCGTCAACAAATCATACTTTCGTCTTATATTCCATAGTTTAGCATTTAGCGGAAAAACAACAGCTATCCCGAAATCACTAGATGGCTCCGTTAATTCCGCTTCATGCTCGATCGTTTCGCAAATGAATTTAAATTCAGCCCTAGTAAGAGATAGATTTATCACCGATTAAAGTCCTTATTCATTGTTCTCTAACCAGCTTATTAAGTCTCTCTTGCCAAAGATGTTAACAACCTCACATCCTCTATTAATCAATAGCCTTACCAATTCGTTGTCTTCAGCGTCAGCCCCCCATTTGAATACCGTAATAATTACAAAGTTTTCATTACTGCAAGATTCCCTGGGCTGGAATCCATCAGCATTGCTGATTTTTTTTATCAACAATTCAACAGGCCTGGCAACCACAATGAAGTCATCGCCGCTCAGTAAATTAAGGTAACTTTGACGTTTAGAGATTTCACTAAAGACAAAGTTACTTAATTCAGTTAAAAAAGAAAGTAGAGTCTTACTCTTTTTCGATTTCTTCTGCGTCTGGCCACTCTGTTCCTTTTTCGTTTTTAACTTCTTCAACGATAAGGTCGTTTTCTTCTTTGGCGTAGCGGCCGTGTTTTTTGCTGTCTTTTTCACAATCTTCTTCTTTGGAACACTCATTTTTATTTCCCTTTAAAACTCTTTCAAATAAATTGCAAACAATTTCCATAGAAACCTCTACAATCGCGCGCGTTTGAGACACCAACATCGCAACATCGCGTAACGTAACTTTTTCTACTTTATTGCTCTTTGCAGCTGATTTTTTCTTAACAACCTTTTTTGGCTGAGCCTTCTTGGGTTTAACCTTGCCGTTAAGAGTTTTCTTTTTTACCTTCTTCATTTTTTCCTCCAATTACTAATAAAGCGGAAGCAGGGAGGGAATTTGCCCCCATTATCGATGTATGCCGATGGGATCCTGCCTACACCAAAGTCACCGCTTCCATAAACTAATGGGCCCGAGGAGGAATCGAACCTCCGCCGAGGCCACATAGCCCATGTAAATTACCAGCAGCTGTTGAAGACAACAAAGCTGATTTACATACTACCTGCCACTTCTACCACTAAATTATCGTGCCACTAAACTTTTGTTAAACATTAGATGCTTCTTTGGCCGATAGCCACGCTGAAACTTCTAACGCTTTCCATCCCACTACATCACCCTCTTTTCTCACCGGAAAAGGAAACTTTGCCTGTAAGACTAATTCAGTTAATTCAACAATGCTTTTCTTGGTAATATTCATCACTTCAAAAGGAAAAAGAATCTTATCCTTGTTTAGTATGCTGCCGACCTTAGAAAACTCATCATATAAATTCATTTCTTACCCTTTCCTTCCAGCTTTATTCGGCCGCCCACTTTGGATGACTTCTTTTCTAAGAAAATTTGGGGGTTGGCATCAATAATATTGCCTTGAACCAATTTTGCCCCCTCTAAAAACTCAATCTTTGGCTTTTGACCCAACATGTGGTGGTAAGCCAGTTCAGTTTTAGAAGCAGAAATAACCGACTCATAAAGCTTAGCCGTAACACCCGCCTCTTCTACGCTTAACTGTCCATTATTTAAACGCTTAATAGTAGCTAAAGCATGATCACGCAATTGCTCAATATTTGAAATATCTGGCAAATTAATCTCTTTTGTTTTTGCGGCTCGCATATAATTTTTCCTCTCGTTTTCCATTTCTTACAAATCTTCTCAACATCATCGATGCCCTTTTTAGAACAACCAAGTGTTCAGGAATATTCTTTATATCAGCTTTATAATCTAGTTTCAACGACTTTTTTAATAAAGAAAGCATATAATAATCATCGAGGTTTTTAATCCTTTCCTTTTGCGCTTTTTTATTGTGTTCGTTTGTTTTTCTTTTAACTTCTTCATTGAAAGAATACCTTTTTTGACGAGATTGACGATGACATGCTTTACAAACAGTGCATACTCTATTAGTTGACGATATCGAATAATATAAATCTTTATTTGGGTCAAGCTTGCCATGAACTTTGCAGAATTCTTTTATTTTGATGTTTTCAGTTGAAATATCAGAAATCATTGCAGTTCCTTTTTCAATTTAGCTTCCCTTACAAATCTTCTTAACATCATTAGCATTTGGTATCATCTGGCTAGTCTTTTCTTCCATGTAAAGGGCATTGTAAATTAAAAATATACATCCCGTTATTGTCATATCCTTTGCCAAAATTATTGTCAATAATTGGACAAAGACAGCCATTTTCAACGGCTATGTTGCTGCCAGGTGGATATTTTTTAACTAAATCAGGATCAACTTTTGAGTTCATTTATATTTTATTTCCTTGGCATAAAGTTTACTATTTATTTTAAACAAGTCTTTTTCTCTTGAATAATCAATACAAAATTCTATAGTGCCAATTATGCTAATAAGAAGAAATATTATTGCACTGCCTATAGCTACAAATCCTGCTAACAACACTACCACCTCTTCAATATTTTTTTTGACAACAATACCTTTTTTAACAAGATACCAAAGGCTTATAGCAAAAATTACCGCTGAAACTAACAATACCTCTACCATAAACACCCCCTAAAGTTGCATAACAACATACTACCAGCAGCAAGTAGTATAAAAGAAAATATCTCCCTTTTATACAAAAGAAGATAAAGCATCATGAATTTATCTGTCGAAGAGCTTGGAACAAAATGGAAGTGATCATTGTTAGACTGATACCAATAGGCGTGATAGATAAACTTTATTAATAAGTATACCCATAAAACCATGGAAGCCGTCATAAATAATATCGAAAAATAACGTACCATGATTTAACGGCCTTCCAGTTCTTGTATTCTAAGGGTTGCCTTGGCTAAGGCCCGTTCAAGCTTAATAACATAATCATCTTGAACAGTTCTATAAAACCTATTTTCTTTATCAGCTGATTCTGCCATCGAACTAGAAGCACTATTGCTGCCCTTCTTAAGCTCTAAGCCCAATTCTTTTTTAATAGGAGCAATTAAATTATAAAGATACCACAAAGGAACGTTATACTCTTCCGATAACCTCTGATGCATCCCTCTTTCAAGTATTTTACCCTTTCCCTTAATAAGCTCCTCTTTCAAGAGTGCAACCAGCTCTTCTTTTTTATCATCAGCAATTAACTTAGATGCCATGTTATCTCCTTATTCATATCCATTAGCGTCCCTGCCCGGAATCGAACCGAGCTTTTCAGGATGAAAACCTGGTGTCCTAACCGATAGACGACAGGGACAAAAAGCTGCCAGCCACTACGTTACTACAGCTAGCAGAAATGCAGTTGTGCTATGCACCTGCGCACACTACTTCATCTAATTTAAAATATCAAGCATTTATAGTTATTATTTTTTAAAATTTGGTAGTTGTAACTCTTGCAAACTGTTGTATAATAACTAATGTTGTTATTCTAAATAGGTTAAGGGAGAAATGAAATGACAAGAGTTAGACAGTTTGTTAAAAATGCGGCTGACTTTTGGGTTAAGCTGGTTGAAAGCTATGCTGAAAGAAGTCATCAGTATGTCTGGGAGCATGTTTTTAGGACGGCTGAGGAATTTGAATTGCGGACGGTTAACTGAGCGTGATAGAGTAGGATTCCTTCATTCATATAGTCCTTAAGCACTTTACCCCGGCGCAAGCCGGGGGTTTTTTATGCGATTCCGCTGAATATAATTTGATTATAATTAGCGGAATCTTAAATTAAGTCGGTGACATTTTGTAACCGACTGACAACTTTCTTATCTAACCAACGATAATATTGCCGTAAAGCCATCAACGATGAAGCAGGTAATTCTGGCTCATCCAAACCTGCAATTGCCTTCCTCAGTAAGACTGATGGGAAAAAAGCTTCACCTAAGTAATCATCCATACTCTCTACCCATTTTGAAATGCGATCACGATTTTCTCCTGATTCAGCTTTCCATCGCTTTACAGTGGCGAATTCTTCACAAGCATTGGCAGCCATTTTATCAAGCTGATAGGGAGGATTAAAAACCTCCATATTTTCGATTTCTGAGGCCGTTGGTATCTCAGACATGGTGTAAGATGGGTAAGACAAACAAAACATCAATATGACCGCAAAACTTTCGTTTTTACCCCGTCCAGCTTCTAGGAGTAATTTGATTTTTTCTAAAACCAATTCTTTTCCGTGATTATTTATTTCTCTTGCTAACAGGTTAATGCTTAGATCATGTTCAGGAAGACGATTTGAAATCTTGCCGATAAGGCGATGGAGAAATTCGTTTTGAGGAGGTGGATTGAGAGACTGTTCCATTTCTTTTTTTAGTTAGAATGTTTTAAAAAAAATCTTAAACCGCCTTGTTATTATATAAATATTTTAGATATATATTATATATATATCGACCTATCAGGAAACTTTTTTGGACTACTTATGTATACAGGTATTTTGTCCACAGGATATCCACAGAAAAAATTTAGCAGTTTAGCCAAAGGCTGTTTGGCGACTGAAGACCTATCAGGAAACTTTTTTGGACTACTTATGTATACAGTAGTTATTGTTTTTTAATATGAACAGATTGTTAACAAGGTTTTCACAGGATATCCACAGAGTTATCCACAGGATATTTGAACTATCCGGAAATTCCGGATAGTTGAGCAAACGGTTGTAATTTAATTTACGCGTGCCATAATCGGAGATGTTGTTCAGCCGATTATTGCGCCCTCTTGTGGTTCCCATCTTCAAATGAAGCCAAGGGGGCGCATGGCACACCCGCTCCTGTCTAGATAAGACCTATAGGTGGGTTAATCTAAAAAGATATAAAGATGTAAAGATATCAAATCTTATTTTTGTCAGGAATTTTATCTGTTTCTTTCTTCAAGGCATCAATAGCTTCTATTACTTTATTGTTTTCTTTTTTCATGTGCTCTAGGTAATCCACAATCTCTTTTATTTCGTCATTATCCTTGTCATTTGCATCAATCAAAGGCTTTCCTTCTTGGATTAATTTTTCGATTTTGGTGCCCATTATTTTTAATATTTGAAGCTTACTTATTAACGAGGCATTAAAAGTTGAAGAAGATTCAGCATTTATGTCGTTTATTAACATTTGGGTTTGATTTAAAAACTGCTTCCTAAGCACCAGCTTGGTAAAATTATTAAATTGACTAAACATTTTGATTTCCTTTGTTGATTTTTCTAACTTACAAATGGTTTATTGCACAAGGATTATATACGAATACAGAATGATTTTGTGGAGTTGCATTTAAAATAAAAGGCTAGTAGTATCACGTTCTAATTAGGGTAAACCCTGATTAATAAAATATCGCAGGAAGCTATATGTACATTGGATGTAACCTGTCCTTATAGAAAACCTGCATTGTTAGGTCATTTAACTTTGTCCTTTCGATGCTTTTATGAATTTTTCTTTACAGAAGAAGATATTAACTTACTGTGGAACTGAGCTTACTGTTTCAGAGAAGCTGTTTTTGTCTGCATTAGCCTCTTTTGGAGATGAAAGCGGAGAGAACATTTCCCCCAGTCTTTCGGAATTGGCTAAAAGGGCTTCCCTTTGGAAAAGTCAGGTAATAACGCTTTTAAAATCTCTTCTTGAAAAGAATTTCATTGTAAAAGCTATCCGCCGCAAAACCTTTGGGACTAATCTTACCAACCATTACTTTATCAATCTAAAGAAATTGATAAACCTTGGTAAAAAGGTTATCTCAATTATTCCAAAATCTCAAGAAAAAACAAACGAAGAAAAAGAAGTTAACAGAAAGCAATCGTTAGGGGCTGTTTTTAAGAAATTATTTAAGAGAATTAGCGGGCCTTCTAAGCTGAAATACCGCCAGCGATATGCTACCCTGACTGGACAAAGCCCTTAACATAATTTTGGAGTTGAAGATGAGCATAGAAGACAAAGGTTGGGAGCAAGAATTAAGCCCCTATGAAAAAAGTCAATTAAGAAATGAAGCGCTTAAACTGGCATTAGAGAATCAATGTTATACAAACGAAACATGGAGCCAGATTCATGAAAGATCGCTTTGTTTTTATAAAACACTAATCGGTATTGATAAACTTGATTAATTTTATTAACCGCCCCGGCTTGCATTCAGGGCGGTTATTTATATCTATCAACCAAAGTAACTTAAGGAGGTTAAAATTTAGCATAAGGTGAATAACGCATGCAAGACTTTTTATTAGGTGTCTTTTTTGTCCTTCTATTGCTGTTGGCTTATTCTGCGATGGCGGTTCCCCCTCCCGGTGGTAAACATTTAATTGTTGAGTACAACGATTGCAACCCTGAAAAGCTTAATAGCTTGCAGCAGGTTGATAATGCGCTCCAAGAAGCAGCCAGGTTAGGGAGGTTTAATATCGTAACTTCTGGCTATAAAGTCTTTAAGCCACAGGGTATTACTTATTACCTGTTGTTATCTGAATCACATATTTCCATTCATACGTGGCCTGAGTCTTCTTATGCAGCGGTTGATATTTTTACGTGTGGAAAAGGTGATTTAACCCCCCTGGCGAGGGTAATAGGCAAAAGATTAGAATGTGAGCATGTCGAAAATCTTTTAATAGAAAGAGGCGACGGCATCGTTATACAACAAGAAGAAAGAACAAACAATGATGAAATACGCTCTGGTAGTTATCATTCCACGCGCTTACAGTCTGATGAGAGAAGAGAAGAACGGAGAGGTTCTGTATTACCGTGGGCTATCCATCGAAAAAGAATTGGAAGTCTTTAATCACTTAACTTCTAGAAACGGTACGGAAGAGAAGATCAATGATAAGGTAACCCATCATAAGATATTTTATGATGCAACTAAATTAAAACTGTTGGATTTAGACAGGATGTTGTATACTTCGGTTGAAGATGTAAAAAAAGAAAGAAAATGCTACTCTTATGATGATTTTGTCTGGCAACCTATCTGGAAGCCTTATGCTGAAAAAAAAGTGAGAACAGAAGATGCCTTTGATACCTGGTAATACCCGTTCTATTATTGAAGCCAACATCGAAGAGATGATAAAAGCAGGGCATTCAAGGCAGCAGGCAATTGCAGCAAGTTATGAAAACGCAAGAAGACATCCAACATTACCTACCGCTCAACCAAACAAAACCACAAACGCCCTTAAAGTTTCTGAACCTGTTAAAAGAGGAAGGGGTCGCCCCCGTAAAAATCCGGCGTAAGCCAGCTTTAAAAGAATCTCAATTCCAAGCAAATGTTTTTACATGGCTAACCTTACAATACCCTCACGTTAGGAAATTAACGTTTGCGGTTCCTAATGACAGCAGGAGAGACAAAAAGCATGGTGCTCGCTTAAAAAGAAGCGGGATGACAGCAGGAGTCTCCGACATCATCTGTCTTTGGCCTAATAAAAAATACCATGGATTAGTCGCCGAATTAAAAATTGGCAAAAATAAGCTAACAGATTTACAAAGCGAATTTCTTGAAAACGCTAAACAAGCAGGCTACAGCACGAATGTGTGGTATAGTCTTGATGAGGCCATGGAAGGTTTTAAAAAATATTTAAACCCTTCCTAAGCAGGGGTTAGTGTCTAATGTCTCCCTCTCTTGGCGAAATAGACTCTAAAAAATAATGATTCATTATCAACGAAGTTCTTCGATTTAACTCTAAATGCGATTTTAATTCCGACAGGTCTTTTCCAGACATGTCGTCATTAATTACCTTTTCTATCGCCGCCACATGCTTTTGCATCACTTCCGCTATAATTGCTATCTGATAAGACTTAAGTTTTAAATCAATTGACGGCAAAATAGCTTCATTTTTTAAAATCTCACAAAGTCTAATCGAAAGTGCTATTGCCTTGTCCTTTTCAGACTCTTTGGTGTCTACTTTTTCTGGTTCTTTGTTTTCAATGTCCATTGTTCGTCCTATCCTCTAAAAAGGAATATCATCAAAATTTTCTGTTGCTGGCGCGTTTAAGGGAACAGAAGGTTTATCTTTTACAACATCCCCCTCCACCACTAGCTTATAAAAAGCCAAAGGCACATAGCATCTGATTTTGTTTTGCACCCCGTACTTTTCATCATGCTTTGTGTCGATAAGGCAGCCTGCGCATTTGTTTTTTATAATCTCTTGATTAAAGCCCCTTTCCCTTCCTGTCCAGATACCTTTAACATAAAAAGAGTTTTCAAAGTTTCTTAACCTGTCCAAATAGCCTGCATTAATAAAATCATCAATGTAAGACGTTTGCCCTTCTGAATCAACAACAAATAAGCTAACCAACAACAATGCATTGCCGTTCTTATCGACCATGAGAGAGCCGTCTTTCTTATGGACAGCCGTCTTTCTAATTTCGCAATAACCAAACCCATTGCTTAAGGTAACTCTTTCTTTCATGTTTACAATTTTCCTTATGTCTACTATAGTTCTGGTTCAGGAATTCTCCATTCCGTAAGGCTTCGAAATTCGAAGCCTTATTTTTTAGCCTTAGCCTTAGCCTTGCTTTGCGGCTTTTGGGTAACATTACCACAATCATCTTCTTCTGGCTTATAATCTCTGACAATGCCTTCAATTAAATACATTCTAGCTAAAGAAGTAACCGTTCGGCCATTTTTCTTAGCTAAATAATCCAGTAATTCCCGGTGAAAAGGCGTTATACACACAAAAACATGACTTGATAGCATCTCGTCTTTTTTCTTTTTCTTGGCCCCCACCTTCATAAACTCCCCTTCTTTGTTAATTGATCCAAAATAATATTTGTTTTTTACAATAATTATTTGTTATTATAATGTCAAGAGGAGGGATAGTAAATGTTTAACATATTGGAAGTTAGAGAATTATATGATATCGATGATGAAGTTGCGGCGTTGGTCAGAGAAGAAGAGCTCATCCAGGAGTTGTTGATGCAGGAGATGGCTAAAGCCAACGACGAGAGTATTGATTTATTTTTTGAAGATGCGAGGGGATTGTAAGATGATGGAGTATCAAAATAAGTCTGCGAGTATTCAGGAGCTGGCTAAAGCGCTGTGTGAATTTCAAAAAAACATTAGAGATGTGCAAAAAGACGCGCATGCCCATAAACATGATTATGCGACACTGGGGGCGATTTTAGCGTTGGCGCGTCCGTTGTGGACGGAGCATGGGTTTTCGGTATTACAATTGGGGGTAGATCATGCTACTGAAGAGAGTATTATTGTGTTGGAAACGATGTTGTTGCATGTGTCTGGGCAATGGATTTCTTCAAGGTTTCGGTTTAAGGTGCCTCCTTTAAAGAATTATGCCCAAGACGCAGGGCTTATTATTAGTTACATGAGGCGGTATTCTTTGGCGGCGCTCCTTGGGATTACACAGGTAGACAATGATGCTGAGATAGAAACAAAGGGGAGCAGTGATAAAAAGAAAAGAGAAATGGTTGATATTGAGACCGGAGAGGTTTATAAAATGCTTGTCTCTCCTGAAACGGTTAGCCAATTAAGAATAGAAATGCAAAAGAAAGGGGATGAGATACAAGGTAAAATGTATGAATGGTTAGGAAAGCAGGGTAAAGATCGGTTAGAAGAGCTAACTGAATCCCAAGCAAAAGAATGTTTAGTAAGGTTGAGAAGTGTATGATGAAGATTTTAACGCTTAAGAAAAATGAATATATTAGAATTGATGCCATATTTCCGGAGCCCAATAAGTTTTCTTTTATTGAAGATGAGGATTTGTTTCCTATTTTCGCAGGATATTTGAAAGTTGAAAATGAGTGGCTTTCAGCTTGTATTACAAGAGATTATGGCAAAGCGTTTGAGATGCTTTATGATCAGAATTTAAGACATAAGGTTTATAAAAAGAATGGTGTTTATGTAAAAGTTAATGAGTTGGTGAAAATGGTTGAATAATGGAGATAATTTTAAGGAGGAGCTGATGAGTAATACGTATGTTAAAATTCAATTAAAAAAAGATGCTAAGGTAATGGATTGCATTAAGTTACTAGAGCATATTGCTGGAACTGGCTTGATAAGCGGGGAGCCGTCTATCCTTTTAGATAAAGGCGGACTGCTGTCAGACAATAATAATTTTGTTAGAGCTTTTTTTGCAAAGCAATTAAGTGGTTCGTTAATTCAAGGGGGTATGTCGTGAGCGCAGTTGTAGAAAATAAAATGACTGAAAAGTTTGATGTTGTAAAATTCGTTAGGGAAAACTGGGGGCCAGAGTCGAATGAAAAATTTAGGTTGGCTGATGTTTTGACGGTAAACAATATCCAAATCGAATTAGACTTATTAATACGGTCTCTCTTTACAGGGGATTTGGATTTTGTTGTGGATAGTAATAAGTTAACCGTTGAAGAGGTGTTAAAGGTTCCTAATGCAGAATTAAGAACTCATTTAATTAGAAATTGGAAAGCAGCTTTCCCAGAAAGCGGCAGCACTGGGTTTCCGCGCTTTATTGCTGATGGCGGCGGTGAATTATACATGTCGCCTCAAGGAGAAGATGATTACCAAGATGGGGAAATTTATAAATTAGAGGTAGAGGCAAACGGTCAAAAACGTGTTGGATTTGCCTTAAAGTTAAACAATCAAACGATAGAGCCGGGAGCGGAAAATTTAAGCGCTGCTGAAAGGCTTGAGAGAGGATTAACTGAAAATGGCGTAAAGATTTATGTTTTATGCCTTTTAGACATGCAGGTAAATGGCGAGAGCGTTCCTTGCGGGGAATATTTTGTACCAAAAGGCGCTGTCAAAAATGACGTGGAAATGAGCTTTGAGGAGATGACGGGTTTATTAATCCCCAGTGTTCGCACCATTTTAGAGGCGGCCAGATTTAAACGCGGAGAAGCGGCAATCGTTGAAAAAGGCGCTGTTACATGGATGAAAAAAGAAGAAGCGCAAAATCAAGATAAAGGTACTGTTTATTACGATTGGGAAAAGTATTGCGATGACCAATATGACAAAGTCAGGATTCCTTTTAAAAACATCATGGATGCAGTTGGTTGGACATGGCAGCTAAATCCTGGGGACTACAGG